CTAATTATCAGCAACCTTTTTTAAAAGTGCCAGATTAGTGACATTAATCCCCATTACCTCGTCAATTTTACGCGCATGCTCAGTTAGATGGTTTGGTGACAAGTGAGCATATCGACGTACCATTTCGATACTCTCCCATCCTCCCATTTCTTGGAGTGCTGATAGTGGCACCCCGGCTTGAACTAACCAGCTCGCCCAAGTGTGCCGCAAATCGTGAAAACGGAAATCAGTGATTCCTGAGCGCTTTAATCCAGTTCTCCATGCTGTATTATCATCAACGCGCATTTTCCTAACCTCATCGGTTTTTGTTCCATCTGCCCGGTGCCATGCCGAGGTGTGGACAAACACATATCTTGAGTGTCGACCTATCTGTTCACGTAACACCTTACATGACATATCGTTCAGAGCTACGCCAATTGCCTTGCCCGCTTTAGCGTTCTCTGGGTGAATCCATGCAACCTTTCTTTGCATATCGATTTGCGACCATTCTAGATCCAGAATGTTCGACCTTCGAAGCCCGGTAGCCAGAGAAAATACCACTACAGGGCGGAAGTTCTCAGGCATACAATTGATTAAGGTTACAGCCTCATCTTTTGTCAGCCAGCGTATTCGCTTGCTCTGTGGTTTTCTGGTCTTGATAACTGGCGCTTTAGCTAACCACTTCCATTCGTCTGCTGCTGCCCGCAACAGGCTGCGTATAAATGAAAGGTGCTGGCTTCTTGTTGCCGGTGAAACCTGTTTTTCCACATAGCCAGGTATTGGTTTTTTCTTCCTTAATGCTGCATCCCTTTTCGACTCCCAGATTTGCCTATGCTTCCTATTTGGCATTCTGGACACCGCTTTCATGATCTTATCTTCAGTGATACTGGATATTGGCATCCCAGAAAAATGACCGAGGAAAAACTCAATCTTCGTTCGGTCATCATCCAGCGATCGCTTATGCTCTTTTTCTGTCAGCCAACGCAAACATGTTTCATCAAAAGTGTGTTCAGCTATTTCACCTAGCTTATCCACCCTCCATGCATCTGCCCTTAACTGATCGAAGAGTTCCTGCGCTTGTTTCTTGTCTGCCGTACCAAGGCAGCGTCTAACTCTCTCCCCGTTCGGGCGAACGAAATCACAGTACCACTTTCCGTACCTTTGCTTGAGCGCCATACAGATTCCTTCTCTGCTTGGCCGTTTTCTGCATTCACGGCCTGATTGTGTTGGTTGCTGTGGATATATTCAAGACATGCTGATTTCAGAATTTCAAAACTTCCGCCGCCATTAGCTCCGCTCTTGCCCGCTTTTAGTCGCTTATTTTTTATTAGTAAGCGGACGGTTCGCGGGGATTTTCGCAGGTAGGCGGCGGCCTGTGGCAAGTCGAATAACTCATCATCAAGCCGAATGTCATTCATATCTGGCCTCTTATCTCTTTATCAATCTGACGGACGAAATAACTCAACCAGCGCTTCGCTGTAAAAGTTTTCGGCTGAATCTCAATGGGTAGGGCGGTGATTTTTTTGCGTGGCGGTTGAGGATTTTGGTGAAGTGCTTATCGTGTTCAGATATTGGATATTTCTTTCTGGCTTCGATTATTTCAATTCGGCAGTCTTTGGCGACCGACCTAATAGCATTCTCTATTGTGGTTTCCATTTCGGGACCGCCTCATCAATCGAAACCAGCCGCCGCTCTGCCACTGTATCGACGCACTCATCAAAGTCAGAGGTGTACGCATCAAGTAGCTGCTCGCGGTCCTGATATTTATGCATTCCATCCCACCATAATTTCTGACCGGTACCGCGAACTACCGCTAGCCGTTTAGCCCACTGTGGCGCGCTGTCGAAATCATTGGGTGCGCCTGATAACTGCTTCCATTGCATCATCCGAACATCCCCCTAACAGCTTCATTCTCAATTATGTAAATGCTAGCCACCACCAACCAAGCGATGATGACGATAAAGAACCAGGCACCGTATGATATTTTTGGTAGTTTCATGCTGCTTTACTCCCAGTTAATATTTCTTGCCCAATCGCTTTCAGATGTGGAGCATTAGCCTGGAAAGCTGCTTCAGCGAAACCTCGTGGAGTAGCGCTTCGAATATTCTTCACTCGCTCTGACTTCCCGCCCAGTTTTAGATGCTGAGTTGAATAACCTTCAGGTACAGGAACTGGCAACTTATTCGGCATCACAAAGCCCCCCCCAGTCCATAAACAGGTCTTCTTTGGATATGCATCACGCGGAGCAATGTAATCTGGGTATGTTGGATGAACGTCATCAACTGGCAGGTAGCCGCCGTAATCACTTGGATTGAAAATGAAATTAGGCTTTCCAAATATGCCACTGAAAACACTTACTGGATTTTCGAAGAACCACGGTGCTCCGGTTATTTCGCCAATCATTCGACATTGTTCAGCAACGAGAGCGGCCTTAGCCTGAAAGTGGGTGTCCGCATTGCGTTTCTTTTCGAAGTGAGCAGCACCACTGACAGCTACGTCAGTACATGGTGGAAAACCTGCCACGAATACGATTTCTTCATTCCGGATAACATCACCCAAAGCTCTGGAAGCTGCCAGTACTGTATCTGGCCACTTTCGTATTCTTTCCTGGTCACTTTTCTCAACATGCTGCGGGTCAATTAAGATTGCATCATACCCAGACGCAACCCACGGCCCCGCCATGATTCCTGTCAGGTCGCACAGGCAAATAATCGTTCCTCTGCTCATGCCGCCATCCCCTTTCTGCGCTCATCAATCTCAAAATCATCACGACACCCAGCATCACAGAACAATCCACGCTCTATCGGCTGGCGACACTCTGAGAAGTGGCATAATCCGGTGAATGTCATCGTCGGCTTGCGGTTCGCGATACCAATATCAATGTTGAGCTGTTCAAGCTTTTGGGCCTGGTCGATTTCGTCGCACATTACGCCACCTCGTCATTTACCGGTTCTGATGTGAAATCTTTCAGCGCCTTCTCACACGCAAGGCTGACGCGAGTAATGTGCTGCTGCATGGCTTGTAGTGATTCGATGTCTGATTTCATAACGCCGCGCATAATCAATGCGGTAATAACTTGGCTAAGTTTTGGGTAATAGCCGACAGATTTTTCATAAGTCTGCCCGGCATATTTACTCTCTTTGCCAAACACATTTTTCTGGCTGAGGGTGAACTGATATTCGTCACTAGTAATAACGTAGTTTTCTATTTCGATACGCATAGGGATACTCCAGATAGTGAAATCCGTTTCTGATAGTTCCGTGGTGGGGTTAAAACGAGTTAGCGATACACTTCGCTGCACATGAGCACAACGTTGGGCCTGCGCTCTTTAATCAGCGCTGAAGTGGTCAGGCATTCGGATTGAGTAGGGTATATATCTTCTGTGACTGGTAGGGCATCACAGGCATCAAAGCCGCATGAGCTGACGAGAAGAACAAAGCCGATTAGCATTAGGCACCCGACATTTTTGCTTTCAAGGCGAGTAGAAGATTAGGTTTTGAATCTTTCCAGTTCGCAGGGATATTTGAATTTTCTGTACCTCTAGCTGATTCAAATCCGCGCCAGAATGCTTTGCGCATAAATTCAGTAATATCCTCCACACCCAAACCCGCCGCTGGCTTGGCTGCTGTGAATAGCGGGATGCCCTCAAATGCGTTATATGGAGAAATACAGCCAAGGTCGCCCGTTGACAATGCGTACAAGTCACTGTTTCCAACATACCCAACAGGCGGCAACGCTTTCAACTCTGCAAGTTGCTCACGCAGTGATAGCAGTTCAGCTTCTGCTGATTCTGCGCGCTTCAATAATTTGAGTGCGTCAAACCCCGCCATTCTTAAGTCATATGGCTTTGGCTTCCACTCACCTCTTGCGATTTTGGTCCAGTCATCGCTGGTCAGTTCTTCACTCAGCATCTGCATTCCCCTCTACCAGTGTGAATGTTTTGCAGCCACAATTGGGGCAGCAATTGTCAGTCCAGCCGCTTTTATTTCGCTTCCCTATCAACTCATCTTTAGCGTGAGCTTTGCGGCAGCGACGGCATTTGAATTTCTGCATCACTCCCCCTCCACCGTGAAGCCAGCTGCTTTGATTGCTTTGGTAATGTAGTTTCGGCTCATAACATCTGACGTATTGAGCACCACGGGATTAGCTAGTTTTTCTCTCAGCTCTTTGGCTTCGTCGAAGTAGCGATCTAACTGCACACCTATTTCCCTTGACCACTGTTCCCACGTAACAGGCCAAAGTGGGCCGCAACCATTCGGGCATGGCTCCGTTTTGTTATCGCCGGGGCCAGTAGTACCAGATGCCATATAGAGATTTGTTTTAGCTAACTGGAAGCTACATTTTGCACAGCATAAAACACCGGGCACTAGAAGCCTCTCGTTTGCCGCTGATAACGCTGCTTCTGCTGCCAAGCGTTTTCTGAACTGAGCCTTTCGACTAGCCTTGATGTTATGAATGGCTAAATCCTTCATATAAAGCTGATGTTCTGCATTCGCTAAACGTTGCTGGAATTCCTGATTAAGCAAGTCATCACGCTCTTTCTGCGCCGCTTCCAGTTGGGCTATCAGTGCAAGTATTTCCGAGGGTGAACAGTGCCCGATAAATTTTGATACCGCTTCGCTATAGCCGTCTGCGTTTAACGCATCCTCGAATCCCGTCCATCCGTGGAGATTTGCTCCCAACGCCGCTTTCTTCAATTCTTCGATGTTATTCATCAATTGTTACCCCTCAGGCTGTGCGTTTATTCCAAGCGCGTATTGCCATGGCGATTTTACCGCTTCCAATCATTTGGGCGCTCTGAGCGTCGCAGCAGTGACAGCGCACGATAGCCGAACGGTCGGGGCAATCTTCTTCGTACTGAGCGAAGGCTTCTACATTAGTGGACCCGCAGAATGGGCATGGCTTAAGTTTTTCATCAGTATTTTCAGACATAACTGTTTCCTCAGCAGATTGACTGCCGGTAATGGGTTATAGGGTGATGTTGTTTTTCTTGGCCCAATTAACGAATGACTGAGCGCCACCTGTGAATGTTTTGTTCTTGAGCGTCCAGCGTCCGGTTGTCATGTAAAACATCACCGTTCCTACACTGGTCGTGAACTTAAGAGAGCCATTTGATTGCTCCGCTTCCGTTCTGATTCCTGCATCCTTTAGTTGCTGCCGATTACGAGCTGCGCCAGTAAGTTTCCGCTCTTTATCTACTTGCCTGTGCTGGTCGAATACCTCACGCATATCTCCCATGAGAATTCCTTTATTTAATGGGGTGGGGGATTAGGCTGCCAGTCCGTTGGCAGCAAGTGACAATTTCAGATTTGAGTTAATCCGCTCAGCAGTCCGTTGCGCTATAAATGGGTTTTTAATGACTTCGTTGTAAGGGGTAATCCATCCGTGGTGCTTACTTGAATAAACGAGGGTTATATTTCCGACAGTGATATTGTCGTGAGCGTGGGTCATAGATACCTCACATTGGCACCTCTTCCATTTCAGACTTGCGGATGCCGTAGATGTCGGTAGCCTTTTCGAGTTGTTCCTGGTGGGCTGCAAGAACGCGCTGGGTGTACCTGAAGAACTTTTCCAGCTCTTCTACTGACTTGGCGTTGCTGGCTGCGCTGGTAAAGTCAGCAAGTAGGGCATCAGGTGAGCGCTCATCTACTTTTGTCGTCTCCAACTCTCCCTCTATTGGTTCCGCTTTCTTGGTGTTGATCATCTTGTTCAGGTCGGCATTGGTGCGTGGCGTTACATCTCGCTCAGGCTTTGGCTTTCCGTCCAATTCGTCAGTGGAGTAAACGCCGAGAATAACTTCGGGGCAGTACAGGCGCGACCAGCGCTTAACAGCAAGGTAGGCAAGTTGTTGCTTCGGGTCGCTGGCCCACAGCGTGGAATTTCTCACTTGGGCCTGAGAGAGCAATAACTCCAAGACGCGTGGTTCATCCTCGCCTTTCATTGTGGCCCAGACTCGAATGCCAAGCCCCTTCTCATCTGCCAGCGTCCAGTCTGGTGCTATGTATTTATTTTCTTTTGGCGATACTTTTTCTGCAAACTTGCCGATCACGTTTTCCCACGGGCCAAACCAGTCATAGTGAATCCGGTCTTTGGTGGGGGCCATCGCGTAAATCACCGCGTTAACGAGCTGCGCCTCATAACCCAGGGTGCCGCTAACAACGTGAGTCTTTTGAGCAACTACGAATGGGTTCATGCCCCACTGAACAGCTTGCATTGCCACTGCCATGCAGTCCGCTTTATTGCCAGCGAGGTGAGATGGGATAGTTGATCGCCCACTTGCCATGAGTGTGGCGAAATTCTGAATTGCCATCAGGTTTTGAGGGCTGAAAATCGCTACGTTTGCATTGGTAATGGCGGGTTCATTGCTTAGTTCGATGTTGGCGATGTCAGTCATTGTTCTTTTTCCTTGCCCATGCAGGGCGGTAAATGGTTTCTACACCGCCCCATTCGTTGCTGAGTCGGCATTCGTGATAGGTTTGCAGGTTCTTTCTGTACAGGTCATGCCCGGCGGCCACATCGTCAGCATCGAGCTGAAATACGCGGGTTGGGTATCGTCCACAGTTAATGGTTTCGCTTACTGCGATAAACAGAAATGTCGGATATTCGTTGAAGTGATTGAGATAACCGTCCCGGTACATAGCGTCCTGCACGTGATACCGGAATTCTTCGATGTGTCGCGAGAAACGATCCATGTCAGCCACTTTTTTCACATCCACTATGATTGGCTGGTTGGTTAGAAACTTGTCCGGTCGGATCCGGCATAGTTCTGATGTTTCTTCATCCGTCCAATAGATTGAAGATTCGCAGTATCCTTCTGCTTCTAAAAAGTATCTGGCCGCAGGGTGGGCCATTGCACTACCTTGCATCAGTTCCAGCTTCCGGTGCTGTTCAAAGTCCATTACGGTCTTCCCTGACTCTTCGCACTCTTTCAGAAAATCCTTTTCTGCTGCCTTACCGTCAGTTGTGCGCCGGTTGAATTCTGGCGCTTTTATAAATCGCTTATCGAACTCATCAGGCTCAAGTAACAGGCAGTGGAGTGCCGTTCCCATATCCAGCGCCTTGAGCTTTTCCGTGTCTACTGGCGCTGTTTTCTTCCATGTGAGTATTGCGGGGTTAATAGCCACATCATCCAGTTGCGACTTACTTACCCCCGGCCCCGAGTGATAATCCTCGTTTGATATATCTTGATAGTGGCCTGGTTCCATCACGCCGCCTCATCGTGTTCAGCCAATCGCCGCTGTATTTCCAGCGCCTGTTGCCATTTGGCATTCTCAAATAGGACGTTGTAGAGTGCGGTGTCGAGTCCCTCGAAGTCATACTCATCAACTAAGATATTGAAAGCTTCACGGTCGAATTCAGGGAGGTGTTCAAAGGTTTTAATTAGCTTATGAACCCTAAGGGCCTTTTCCTGCCTCTCTGCGACTAGCCCAGCTTGCTCTAAATCTTGCTCGTTCAATGAGCTATAAAGCTTCCTTGCTTCGGTAATGTCTGTGGGTGTCATAGCGGATTACCTTTCTGTTGAAATATGCTGAGAAACCAGCGGATCCACGGATTTGCGTTTTTGACTTTTGGCTGGTGTTGGAAATAGCGACCCATGACGGCATCGCCAGTTAGTACGAATTGGTACATGAGTGGCTCCTGAAATTTAAGTTTGATTAGTAAGTGATGCGAACTGAGGCGATGAGGTTCTTAGCGATAGCTGCTACACATTTCTGTGCGCAATCTTCTGGCAATCCATTTGCAATTAAGTCGGCCACCGCTTGGCGGTTGATGGTGCGACGGTGTTCTACGTCAGCCGCGCGCTTGGCTGCTTCATCAGCAACACGTTTCTCTTCAGCCAGCCGGGCATCTTCTTTCTGCTTGGCTTCACGTTGAACTCGTTCAGCTTGCTGCTGTGCTTTAAGTTGCTCGGCTGCGATAGCTTCCTGCTTCTCGCGCTCGGCACGGTCAGACTGCTCCTTGGCATCACGCTCGGCTTTGGCTGCGGCATCCTTGGCGGCCTGTTCTGCTCGTTCCTGAGCTAGTTTTGCATCACGTTCACGTTGTTCGGCGGCTTCAATATCACGTTTGGCTTTTTCTTCAGTTTCCCGCTTGGCTTTCTCTGCTGCCTGTTGAGCAATGAATTCTTCATGGGCTTTCCGCAGGCGTTCAACTTCATCAGCTTTTGCTTTGGCGTCACGGTCGAAAGCGTCATTCATCAGCAGGGCCATCTCATGGGCCACTTCAATTTCTGCCGCTAACTGCTCAGCTTTCTTCTTGGCTTCAGCTTCCTGCTTTATCCGTTCTTGTTCGGCTTCCCATTCAGTGAGCGGTCGGCGCGTTTCGTCGCGTATTTCATCGCATTCAATGGCAAAGCGGCGAAGTTCGGCCTCAATAATTTTCGGTTGCTCTTTCAGGTGGCGAAGGTACTCACGGCCCGGCTTTTCGATTGCTGTCTTGCTGCGTGATGCACTGGCTGCAAGTGATGCTATCCGTGCTCGGCCCTTTGCAGTCGTTACATCTGGAACTTCATTAACTGCCTGACGAATCTGGTTGAGGTATTTATCAAGGCCGTTCGTGACGTACAGTGTCGGGTAGGATTCAGGCTTAATGTCGATTACCACCAAGCCGGTGTTTTCGTCTGCCATGTAACCTCCTTAGAGGCTTGCTTCGTAAAATGCCTTAACAGCAGCTTCGAACTTTTTGAAATCAAATGACCCAGCATCACCAGCCGAATCGGATTCAATCCAAATTGTTCCATCTGCATAATTTGATATTGTGAAATCGCCAATTTTCACTGCTTTTGACTTTCCACTATCAACGGATGGGTTTGTGTCTGTGTTGGTAAATAAAATGCTCATGCTCATTTCCTTGTGTTTAGCCCACAGCAAAACACCGACAGTTGTCAGGCTTACTCTGGGGGTTGGTGGGGGTGGGGAGGGCTAAGAGTTAGCGATTACCGGAACAGTGCAGTTATCAATCGCCCATTTACACCAGTATTCAAGCCAAATAACTCGGCAGTAAGTGCCGTTAATGTCTGTATAAGGCTGCATAGTTGCTTCGATATTTGGATGTTCGCTTTCCAAATCAGCCTTTGACTTAGATATTCTTTCCAGTAATTCTTTTGTTACCAGCCTCACTCCTGGGTGACCACCAATTAAGTGACCGCCGGAGAAAAACACATCGTATAGCCCCGCACTTTCAAGGTGATTTGACCACGAACTGTATGACGGCCATCGCTGATTAGTCCCGTCTGTTGGCTCCCCATATGCTGGAGAACCTTCAATGGCTACACCTTTTGCTGAGAAGTTAATGCAAGAGCACTCAACACTGTCTTCTGGAGCAGCGTCTATGCTTAACTCTCCAATTGTTATGCTATATCCCATATCTCACCCTCTCGCCTCAATCATTGCTTCAGGAATTAAATTAACAGTGACATTGAAGCCGGGGTAATCTCGGGCCTCATCTAAATCATCAACAACACGCTGCTTAAGGTCGTTAACTTCTCCGTCAAAATAATTATCAAGCTCACGCTGCGTTACAGTAATCTCGATTTCCATACATCACCTCATCTAGTGGTCTTATTGCTGCCACCGGTTAAGTGGCAGGGGTAAGGGCACTAAGTCAAAAGAATCCAAGCAGAGCGCCTAGTGGGGCTACGAAAATACCGATAATGCGAGCTACCTGCATACCACCCCATTCAGCAACGACAAATCCGTAGGTGACCATTTTGTAGATGTTTGCTATGTATCCACCCACTGCCAGAAATATCAGCACATAAAACCCAATTATTAACTTTTCCACCATCATTCATTCCTCATTTACCCGCCAATAAAAAAGGCCGCGTTATGCGACCTCGTTAATCTTCTTCTATGGTTACGATTTCTATATCGTCCGGTACCTGAATGGTGAGTAGCGTGCTATACCCATGTTCGTAAACTGAGTAGCTAACAGGCCAATCAGGTATCGCCACGCCTTCGCCTACTTGAGCAATACCCACGCTCCAAAGTCCACTGTCCAGATATTGACCAATAACCAACACCTCGCCCTCGGAGGATTTCAGGTGATATTTGCCAACGTCGTCGAAGCAACCTATTTCTTCACGGATGTCTCCTTCGCATTCAAACAGGTCATCACTTGCACCATAAAAACGTAACTCTTTCATCTCTTACCCCTTAACTATGTGGTGGGCTTCTAAATAAGCGGTATGCTTTTGCCGATGTTGATGATTAATTGTCGAACCAGAAAACGATTCGGTGGTTGTCGCCGTCAACACCATTAAATGATGAAATAATTGAATCAAGACAATTCGCCATGATAAAAGCCGCTGGTACGTCGATATCGAAATCAACATAACTGCTACTGCCACCCATGCGGCAGTATGGGTAAAGAAGGTTCCAGTCTGGGCTGCCAGATCGGATGCTATCTTGAAGCTTTTTAAGTTGATCTCTTTCCATCATGCCGGTGACATTGATGCTCGCCCTCTGGATAAATTCACTCATATCCTTGAGTTCATGCAGATACAAATAGCTGTGAGAGTGACCATCACCTTCCCAGCGAGCGCTATTGTCTGCAACCTCTTGGCAGGCATTAAAAGGTATTCCGCGCTCTTTGAATGCGAATGGTATTTCACAGCGAACGCCCTTACTTAAAAGCCCAAACAATTTGTAGTTGCGGTCAGTGAATCTATTTCGCCATGGGACTTCAAAGTAAACACCGTCATCGCCGTCGTCTTGCTCTTCCCATACATCAGCTGTAACCCAATCCCCTGAGACTTTTTTCTCACGGTATAAATGAATGTCGCATCCCATTATTAAATCCTCGGTGGAGCCCTAACGGGCGGTTAATGATTCTGACTTACGGAAGCCTGCTGCAAACTTAGCCACTTCTGGCAAACAGATATTGTCCGCGCTTGGCTTCTCACTGCTGCGAATTGGAACCGGCATCGTTGCTTTGTATACCCTCGATGTGCAGCCTGTAAGAGCTATAGCTATGTTCTTTTCTAATCGACCCTCTGCTGCACATTTAGCTCTGTAACGAGCCGTGCGTCGCTCTCTCGAATTCATGGTATGTCTCCGGTGATTGGCTTTGGTACTGGATGCGCGGCACCACATCATTCTTCCCGCGAGGTTGTTTTTGAATCATCCAGTCCAAAGCCAACTTCTCTTTGGTGCCCTCGTATCAGGGCAATCTAATTGTTAAATAAGCAGCCTGTCGTCCTGACTGGCGCGGCGTGTAGTTCCGTTTGCCGCATCGATGTTTCGTTTCGATGGAATGACTATAGCAATGCGTATTATTAATAGCAATACGTATTAAGAATAATTCAATAGCATTAGCTATAACTTAATGTTTTGAAATGGTATTTATTTAGAAAAAATCTATAGCTAGGCGAAATATCGGTGGTATCTAAGAATGGAAATTAACAATACGGATATTGTTGATTTTTTTGTGACTGGGCTAAAGTATAAAAAACACTGGATGCATAAACAGTGATTAGGGGTGTGACAAATGGTTGCCTCCTCGGGTTATACGATGGAGGGCATAATGGTTTACATATTACGAAGGGTTAATACAGGGGAGTATGAGGGGTACACCCTGAACGATCAGGGCGTTGATGACTATCTTCTGAGGTCACGAAGTATGAAAATTGCTACACCTACCAGCTCAGCTGACAGAGATAGATCAATTAGTGGGATGCGTGAGTCATCCACCGATAGGTATCCATTGCTACCACCGTCAAGGAACCGGTAAACAGATGCTGACCCGCCATTTATGGCTACAACTAGATCATTGGTACCAGGCTTTAATGATGTGTCTACGATAACAATAGAGCCAGCAGGGGCCTCGCCACATCCGCTATTTCTATCTAGGATATAAGCCCTCCAAGATGGAGTTACCTTCCCATCAGGAGCCACTACGGAATCATTAGTCTGTCCCGCAACCGTCCAAACAGGGACGTAGCTATTGTTATCAATCCTATCAACTCTTGGCGTGGGATTATTACCTTCCATATCACCAACACCATTCGCCAGCCACTCCGCGTTCACGTTTAAAGCGTTAGCAATATCTACTAATTTCTTAGTTCCTTTGGCCTCTCCTCTGATTAGCCTCCAGATTGTTGGCTGAGAAATTCCTGATGCCTTAGCTAAGGCACCTTGAGTCATATTTCCGCGCAACTGCATCGCGATATTTAGACGTTCTGCAAGAGTAGTTTTCATACTCGTGAATCTATAGCCGAGCGTATTGCTCGTCAAATCCGCTTCGCTATTGCATAAACTTATACGCATTGCTATTATCACCATGTACACAATACTAAAAGGAATAATCATGACCAATAAGGCTATTGAGCGAGCGGTCAAAATCGCAGGGAGCCAGCAGAAACTCGCAGATCTTTGCGGAGTTAAACAGCCAACTGTATGGCGCTGGCTACACGGTGGTGGCATCGACTTTCGTTATGTAAAAGCAATCGTCAAAGCGACAGGCGGGAAAGTTAAACCGCATGAGCTGGGACAAGACCTAACTGACCTAGCTGAATTTCTGAAAGCAAGTTAAGCACCACCGTTCTTTAACACCACTGACCGCCCTGACTCGAGGGCACCACTACCAAAGTGACAAGCTCACAGCTTTGTCACGTAACAACATTCAACAAGGAAAGTATTACGCATGGAACGTGCAATTGCTTGCAACACATCAATCACATGTAAACCGGAAGTGCTCGAAGGCTACTGGCTGAAAACGGTACTGGAATTTGGCAATAACTCACTGGCCAAGCTTATGGGGATTCACCCAACGGCATTGAGCCGAGATAAGGCTCGTATAGCTAAGCTGGCCAGCCAAATGGTTCATCAGCTTGGACTACCCAAAGGTAGCGTTGCTGTCGAGGGCTGCGAGCAAAACATCGTCATTACAGGCGAAGAGGCCAGAAAGCTTCTTTCAATGTTGGAGCACATCAGAGCGTAGGGGTGTTTATGGGCTGGAGCCAGTTTGTTTACGACCACATTGAGAAAGAGCTTCTCAAATTGAAGTACCCGCCAGCAATCGCTAAGGGGGGGGGCTGCATTCGGTGAGGATTACTACAAGCGATCATCACAAGCCAGCACCAAGGGAAGGATATATGACGACTGCTTACGGTTGGCAAAAGAATGGGCCAAGAAGAACACAACGGCATCTGACAGGGCTGACGAAGTGCGAGTTAAGCATCGTGAAGCTAGGGCGTCTCAGCAATCAGCATTGTTCTAAAGAAAACGCCCCAACAGCACGAACTGTTAGGGCGTCGGTAATCAGGTATGCAAGCCAATTACAGAGGTAATTATACATGAGTTTATCTACGGTAGTAAACCCGACCATGACCAGTCAGGAAATAGCTGATCTCGTTGAGTCTCGTCATGACAAAGTTAAGCAATCAATCGAAAGACTGGCACTTCGTGGAACAATTCAACTCCCCCCATTGGGGGAAGTTAAAAATCACCTTGGGCAATCGGTAGCTGTGTACCAAGTTGGAAAGCGAGACAGCTACATCGTCGTTGCTCAGCTTTCCCCTGAGTTCACGGCTCGATTAGTTGACCGCTGGCAGGAGCTGGAAAATCAGGCGCGCATTCCTCAAAACTTGCCAGATGCCTTGCGACTGGCGGCAGACCTCGCAGAAGAAAAACAGAAACTGGAAAATCAACTTGCTATTGCAGCTCCGAAAGCTCAGTTCGTTGACAGCTACGTCACTGCCACCGGATCTCTTGGTTTTCGCGAAACGTGCAAACTTCTTCACATCAAAGAGCCAGCCTTCCGTAAGTTCCTGCTCGATAGCGAGATCATGTATCTGCTGGCTGGGAAGCTAACGCCTTACGCTCAACACATTGATGCAGGTCGTTTCACTGTTAAAACAGGCGAGAACCTAACAAACGGTCACGCCTTTATCCAAAACAAGTTCACCCCTAAAGGCATCCAATGGATCGCCGGATTACTGGCTGCTCATCAAATCAAGGATATTGCCGCATGAGTACAGCCAAGCTATTTGATATCAGCGCCGAACGTGAGCGCAGGAGCAACAGGATGGAGAACCAGAAGCTTGGTTATGTCCCGCTGTACCGAAGCATCAAGAAGAAACCTTGGCACAAAGATGTTTTCCTGCGGACTCTCTGGGAGGACCTGTTATTGGGTGCTCAAAGAAAGCCCCGTACGGTTAATTTCAAAGGTCACCAATGGAATCTTCAATCCGGTCAACTGGTCACGACAGCGGCTGATTTAGGGCTATCTCTGTGCGATAGAGAAGGTAAGCCAACAAGCCGTGATGCGGTGGGCAGGATGCTCTCCTTTTTCGTCAAAGAAGGGATGATTGCAACGGGTGGAGAGAAGCGAAAAGGGACGGTAATCACCATCCTAAATTACGCTGAATATGCCGAAAAAATAGACAATTTACCCGCACATAATGCCGCACTTAACCCCGCACATAGTGAAGTCAGTAACGGTGCGGCTTTAGAGGGTGGTGCCGCACATAACGCCGCACTTAACCCCGCACATCATGAACAAGAAGGTAATAACAATAATATAAAACCCTTTACGTCAGAGAATTCTAACGAATCCCCTGACACCCCACCTAAGAAGCTTCCTTTAGTTCGTCCTGATGCTGCAATCCAAAGCGGTAAAAATTGGGGAACTGCTGAAGACCTTCGAGCAGCTGAGTGGATGTTCAGCGCCGTGCTGATGATTGCCCCTGACGCTAAAAAGCCGTCTTTTGCTGGCTGGGCCAATAGCATCCGGTTGATGCGTGAACGGGATGGCAGGAATCACCGAGACATGTGTGTGCTTTTCAAGTGGGCCATGCAGGATAGTTTCTGGTGTGGCAACGTGCTTTGCCCGTCAACGCTACGCGAGAAGTGGGACAAGCTGGACATCAAACGCAAGAAACAGCAATCAGGCACTGCCACTGGCAAGCCTGTTTTGGACTTCGATAACACTGACTGGATAAACGGGGTATCGGTATGAGAAATGTCGTCACAGCCATCCAGAACCGTGATGGTCAATCATTGCAGCAAATGTACGCCGCTGACAAGCCAAAGCAGCAGGTGCCAGAGCAGGCCGCGCAGATATTCAACGAGCTATTTCGCCAGTTGAAGGCTGCATTTCCAGCGCTGATGACCAGCATCAAAGACCAAAGCGACCTGAATGAGCTACGTCGCCAGTGGGTTTTGGCATTCATCGAAAACGGGATTACCAGTATCGACCAAGTTAACGCTGGAATGAAGATCGCCCGCCAACAGGCTACGCCGTTCCTCCCGTCGCCCGGTCAATTCATTGCATGGTGTAAGCAGGGTGCCACCCGCGCCGCTGGACTGCCTGATGCTGATGAGCTTTACGACATGGTGATGGACTATGCCAAGCGTCGTGACATGTTCAGCAGTGCCGAAGCATTCCCTTGGCCCAGCAATCCGGCTTACTGGATGGTCACAAAGCTTTATTCACAGCAGCGAGTGCAGGGGCTATCTGAGCAGGACTTACGGAAACGTTGCGGCAAAGAGTTGGCTGACATGTCGAAGCGCATTGAATCTGGTGAGCCGATCCCCGCGCCGGTAGTGCAAATCCCCAAACTTCACATACCGGTTAGTAACGAGAAGGCACTGGATCACATTGCCGAACTGCGCGCCAAGCTGAACATGACGAGGAAATTATGATGGAAAAAAGTAATGACACACGCAATTGGCGGTGCTTCATCGGTATGCATCAATGGCTAGAGCACTCTCACCGTGTACATAGTGAATTTGCGAAAGAAAGAGATAAATTGCCGACCAGAATATACACAATATATACGCTGAAATGTGTTCATTGTGGCGAAATGACAGTGAGGAGAATCTGATGGACATAACTAAATCGCGGGAAGAGTTTGAAGCTGAATTCCGCAAACAACACGCGGGCCAGCCACACATTGAAATGCTTCTTGAAATGTATAACCACGGCACTGATGAAGAGCCTGAAATTGATTACTACTCGCTGGATGCTCGCGATGCTTGGAAGTGGTGGCAAGCTAGCCGCGAAGGCATTGTGGTGGAGTTGCCAACGCAAGACGAATACGACGACCCGATATCGGCATACAACGCCATTGGCGACTGCAAAAAAATCCTCCGCACTGCCGGCATTCGAATCAAGGGAGAGAGTGAATGAGCAGATTAATCAGCATCGGTAACTGCCTTGTTGACATAGAACAAATTGCAGCCGTCGAGGTTCACAGACATGGATATCAATCGAAGTATGTTGGCGCAAGAATCACTCTTAAAACTGGCGCGATTATTTACGAAGAGGGTAATTCACTGCGGGTGGTGAAAGAGATAATTGCAAAAGAACTGGAGCTAAAACAATGAAAGAATTAAATAGTTTCACTGTAGAAGAGATTGAAGAAATTATAAGTTCCTGCCAGCAGGAGATTCACAACACGCCAACCAGCGATGAGTTTCCTGTAAGTCCTCGATTGCTGCTTTCACTAGCTCGAATCGCGTTAGCTGCGAAGTCTGGTGATTTGTTTATTGGGATGGATATTGGCGTTGATGTCAGCACCTGTGAAGCTGATGCATTGAACCGATATTACGGAACCATCACTGAAGTCAGTGAGCTAGAAACAAAAAAGAACGGCGTAATTCTTCTGGTGCAAGATGCTGAACCAAATTTCACCACCACCCCACAGTTGAACTCTCCGGAGATACCGGATGGTTGGCCTACAGAGGATATGGTCATAGCTGGCTTTGAGTCTGGGGCATGGGATGCACTTTCATCAGCAGTATTAAAGCGCCAAGGCTGGCCCTACAGTTGCAGAGAAAGCGCTGAATGTGTCACTGGTATCTTTAAAGCCATGCTAGCCGCCGCGCCGGAGAAGCCACTATGACCAGTGAAGCCTATTTTTTATATTCAGGAATCGTTTTAAATGCTCTGGTAGCACTCACGTTTGTCATTACTTTTTGGCGCTGGTTTATCTGGCCTGCTTTCATTGCTACCAGTCTGGTTCGTTGCTTCACTGCCGTTCAGATTAAATATGGACATGAGCGCAAGTTTTCTCGGACGCTTAGGCAATGGTGGATTGAATACACAGGGCATCTAATCGTTGGGCAGACATATGACTCAATCCGCAATAGACACTTCGTATGGCACGGCGTAGGTCAGTGGACAGTCTTTAATGGTGAAGACCATGGATAAACAAATATTCTTTCTACGAAACGAACAAGTAAGACGAAACCTGATAGCAGCAATAAACCAACTCCCACTCGATGACCACCACCCCATAACAATCCGCATCACCGACTTTGACCGCTCCCTACTGCAAAACAGCATGTTCCATGCATTGTGTGGTGACGTGGCTAAGCAGGCGTTGTGGATGGAGAAAGAGCGAAATCTGGTTCAGTGGAAAACGTTATTCGTGTCAGGACACGCAATGGCAACTGGAATGGGAGCGGAAGTAGTGCCGGGCCTTGAAGGTGAATTCTGCAACATCAGAGAATCAACCGCCAAGATGGGCATTAAGCGCATGACCAGCCTAATTGAATACAGCACGGCGTGGGCGGTAGGAAGTGGCGTGAAGCTGCGCGAGGTTCGCTACACCAATGATTATTTCGGGAGAGCAGCATGATTAACGGCATTATTTTAGGCGTTGCAGTCTGCGTATTGATCTGGGCCTCCTATCGCCTTGGTTGGGAATCAGCACACCAGACTGTAGCAATGGAGTGTCAACGGCTAGGTAAGTTCTACGTTGGCAAGAAAACCTATCACTGCATGGTGATTGAGGAAAAGGCTGATGAGGCAGATAAGCCCAACCCAGATAGCACTAGATAACCTGATATTCCGCAAGACCTCTCGAACCAAGCCTAATCCCCCAATCCCCGCCAGCGAAATACCCACATATGACGCCATCTATCCGTTATTAGCTAAACGCTGGCTAAGACTCAGGAGTAGAAAGAATGCTTGAACTACAGCGCTCCGTCTGCGCGTTCTGCCGGGCCACCCTAAAGCCCGACGAGGTTTATTCGTGTGATAAGTGCGAACGTGAAAACGCATCAATAGAAATGCTGGAGGAAGATGATGAGTAGCTTTCGAGATTTAGTTAAGAAATTACAGGATGACTCCCGCACTACGGTTGATCTGATTGCTTTCAAAAAAGACAGGGACAGCCAGACATCAGAAAGCCGGTATTTCGTTAAGCACGCAGCAAAAACCATTTTAGAGCAAGAAATGGTTATTCACGGCAATGTTCATGGCTACACGGCTGAAGCGGTAATTACTGAATTCCCTCACATGGAAACCGAGAAGGCTGCCGCGCTAAAGCTTGCAGACTGGCTAAAGAGAATGGCACTAGCAATTGAGGGCCATTACAGCGAACCAGAGGAGGAAGCCGATGATAACCGGCAAGCCAAAGAATAAACCACCCAAGCAAAAGAAGTGCAAAGTCTGCCCCACCAAGTTCACCCCTCGAAACTCCCTCCAATTAGTCTGCTGCGGCAACTGTGCTTACCTCTACCAAAAGAGGCAATCTGAAAAGAAAGCGGCTGATAAGGCATTGGAAGAAAGAAAGGCATGGCGAGAGCGCAAGGCTAAGTTGAAGCCGCTCAAGCACTGGGAGGACATGACGCAGCGCGCGGTGAATGACTACATACGAGAGCGGGACAGGGACGAGCCATGTATTAGCTGCGGGACATGGGAAACCGTTCAGTGGGAAGCGGGCCACTACCGGTCGAGGGGTGCGGCATCACACCTCCGCTACAACGAGGATAATATTTCCAAACAATGTCACCGGTGCAATGCCGAGCTATCAAGTAACGCCATCCCGTACCGAGCAGCACTAATACTAAAAATCGGCACTCAGCGCGTTGAGGCGCTCGAAAACAACAACACTCCCCACCGATACACCCGCGAAGAACTCGACAGCATCAGAGCGCTGTACAGAGCGAAATTACGTGAGCTTAAAAAACTTCAGGAGGCAGCGTGAACGCAGATATCAAAACCATCCCCGAGTTACTTATCGCCGCCTATGGCAACCAATCAACCGTGGCGGCACAGCTAAATACTCAGCGCTCAACGGTAAAGAAGTACGCCAATGACGTGAAGGGAGAGCGGCACGCCATTGTTAATGGTCGGCTGATGGTTGGGACAACTGGCAGGAAGAGGATTGAGAAATGAGACTGGAATCAATAACGAAACACTTCTTCGCTAAATCCACAATGATTAGCGACTCTCCACGGGCAACGGCTTCTGATTCACTTACCGGCACCGATATCATGGCAGCTTTAGGGTTGGCAGACCTTAAAAGCGGCTTCGGGCTGGAATTGTTTTTGGCAAAGCAGGGGATCAGTAATCCGCATCGCGCCGTGGAAAGTCTCACTCAATATGCGCTGAAAGAATCCGTTAAGTACAAAGCAATCTCTAAGCTCGATGAGGATATTAAACAAAGCGTCGTGCAAACACTCGCAAGATATGCGTTTGCAGATTATGCGCGCAGTGCTGCCAGTGTTCGTGAATGTGAATGTTGCAAGGGTGAGGGCTTTATCGAGGCTGATGTTTTCACAATGAAAAGCCACTACACGATGCAGTTACCACAGTTTGCCAAAGACTTTGGTCAAAGTCCGAGCGACTTCGAAGTGAAGCGAAAAGTTGAAGAGACAGTCCGACTGTTGTGTAAGCCGTGCAACGGGAAAGGCGCGGTTTCCAACTCATGTCGATGCAACGGGAAAGGCACCGTAGTAGACAAGGAGAAATCAGAGCAGCAGGGAATTCCAGTTTATAAAACCTGCGGGAAATGCTCAGGTCGTGGTTATTCTCGACTGCCATCATCTGAGGCTTGCGCGGCCCTTGAGGAGTTCGTCGGTGAGATACCAGAAACCACATGGCGTCGTAACTTTAAACCCATGTATGAAGCTCTGATAAGCAAATGCCATGCAGAAGAGGGTTTCGCTGACGCACAATTGCATGCGGTGACACGATAGAAGCACGATTGCCACGGATGGCGACATTTTAAAAGCAAAGTGTTGACTATTTGGCGGAAATGGACTAGATTCATCTCTAACGGTGGTAATTGCATCCGTTGAAGTGGTTAACCACCAAGTAAGCCCAGCCATCGAGCTGGGTTTTTCTATTTTAGGGCTGCGCTAATTGCGTGGCCTTTTTCATTTTCGGAGCCAGAGCAATGAAAACTTATATCGCTGGCCCCATGACTGGCTTGCCTGAATTCAATCGACAGGCATTCAATGCGGCAGCCAAAGAGATAGCTGCATCTGGCCACGTCCCGCTAAATCCAGCAATTCTCCCTGACGGATTATCTCAACCTGATTACATGTGTATTTGCATGGCAATGCTGCAACGTGCTGATGCTATTTATATGCTGGACGGGTGGCAATCAAGTGCAGGGGCTAGAGCAGAATACGCACTAGCTGAAAAGCTTGAGATTGAGATTTTGTTTCAGGAACTGAGTATTAAGCAAATAATTGGACGAAGAGCGTTCAAAGCATAATTTCAAGGCTCACTTCGGTGGGCTTTTTTCATTTCAGCCATCCGGTCGCGCCGGTATGCGCACAACTGGATAGCAATATGGAAAACCAAAATAACCCACAGGGAAAACTTGAGAGTGCTGCGTGGTTAATTCGATGGGTAGATAGCTGGAAGAAGCTGGCGATTTTGATTGTGCTGACATTGTTTAGCATTGCGAGTTATTTGGCCTATGACTACCGGCGGGAGATTACCTATTGGGCGCTGGCTCATTACGGCACCCCACGCATTGACCAGACAAAAATCGATGCTGAAGTGCGCAGCATGATGAGCGATACCGGTGGCGTAACAGTTTCCGTCTGGAGCTTGAACCTACAGCGTAATCAGCGCATCGCTTTATACGTTCGCATTAGAGAGCAACGATTATCGAATCTTGAAGGGGTGGGAGATTTAATTTTCCGGCCTCACTCAAAACTATCAATGGCAGTTATCGACCTCCTGGATAAAAAGACGGTGTGCTACGACCTTGTGCAGTCTACGGCGATTGGCCGGGCGGCATCGGCGGCGGGTGCCACATACGTTTGCTCTGCTGCCGTCCCCCCACAACACGGTTCAATGATAGGGCTTATTGCTGTTGGCTTTACTGAGAAGCCAGAGAATGAAGATTACGTTCGTCAGCGAATACTGCTGGCATCTGAGAGGATCATTAAATGACGACTAATTTTATATTTAGCCAGCGCAGTGAGAATAACCTGAAAGGCGTTAACGCTAACTTGGTGAAAGTGGTTCGCCGGGCTTTGGAGTTGTCAGTGGTTGATTTTGGCGTAACTGAAGGGCTTCGAACTGTCGCCCGGCAAAAAGAGCTTGTGGCTGCCGGTAAAAGTCAGACCATGAACAGCCGGCATATTACTGGCCACGCTATCGACGTATTCGCTTACCCCACAGCAAGCGGGTCATGGGAATGGAAATACTACGAGCAGATATCTACCGCATTCAAGCAGGCAGCCAAAGATATTGGCGTTCCTATCGAGTGGGGCGGCGACTGGAAGACACTGAAAGACGGGCCTCACTTCCAACTACCACATAAAGAATATCCCGCATGAATCGTGTAACGGCAATACTCATTGCTGTAGCTGTGGCGCTGCTATTTGGCGTGACATATTATCAGGGGAGAGTAACCACCCTTCAGCGTGATGTGGCAGAGATAACTGCAGTGGCCAATCAGCAGAAGAAAGACCTTCAACTCATTGAAGTCCAGCGCCAAGCCGTAGCCGCTATTGATATCAAATACACCAAGGAGTTGGCAGATGCCAAATCTGAAAACGAGCGCCTTCGTGCTGATATCACTAATGGCACTAAGCGGTTGCAGCTCAACGCCACATGTCCAAAGTCAGTGCCCAAAACCACCGGCCCCTCCAGCATCCCTGATGATGCCAGCGCCAGACTTACTGAGTCCGCTCAACGGGATTATATCAGTCTCAGAGAGCGCATCGGAATCGCAACCAGCCAAATAAACGGCTTACAGGACTACATCACTAACGTGTGTCTGAAATAACCAACCAGAGGTCAAAATTATGAGTGAAGCATGCGATGGCGCAGAAATGCCGCGCTACCAGTGTCACAAGCAAGTGTGGGCGCTGAAGATTAAAGCTATCAAGGTGATGACAGATGGCACTGGCGTAATCACCCCAGAGGAAAAAGGGTTTGGTGATTTCGATGTGGAATCTGACTACATCAACAAGCACTGTCCTCAGGTTGGTGGGTATTACGTGCAGTATAAAGGCGGTTATGAGTCATACAGTCCTGCTGATGCGTTTGAATCTGGTTACTCCCTGATTAAATAAATTCCCCCGACAAGGAATAGATAGCTTCTCTCGATGGAGGTGATTCAGCCTGTTTCACTGGGCCTATCTTGGCGGCTCGGAAAGACGAGAAGTGGTGTAGCAACGCCGAGAGGAGTCGCAAAGCCGCGAACAAATAATAAATGACATTACAGCAGGCATTTACGAGTGCCTGTGATAATGCCAACCAATGGGTTAAGTGGGATATACATGGCAAAAACAAAATGGCCGAATCTGCCGCGTTATTTTATTCCGCTATTTCATTCTGCGAATATCTATCTGTGTCGTTCAGTAGAAGAATGGAAGTTGGCATGCAAACACCTGGCTGTTGATGCTGGGGAAATAGATACGCTGTCTGGAGCCGCGCAAACTTACTCAAATAATGAAACTAACGAGAATATTTATTTGATTGGTATTTTCGATGGCGAATTATCAACGCTAGTTCATGAGTGCGCCCACGTAGCGTTTTACACCTGCCGAGATGTCGGCGTAACCATCGATACTAACGCAGCAAATGAAACGTACTGTTATCTCCTAGACAGGATGGTTAGCCACTTCCTGCCATATATTCAGGACAAAACAAAGAGTAAATGATTATGCGAAAGCCGGACTGGGAAAAGATAGAAGCTGAGTACCGCGCTGGTCTGTTCTCTGTTCGTGAGATTGCAACACAGCAAGGGATCTCTCATACAGCGATAAATAAGCGTGCAAAGGCTGAAGGATGGGAAAGAGATTTAAACGCAAAGATAAAAGCGAAGGCTGATGCGATAGTTTCCAAACGTGAGGTTTCCAAGCAGGTTTCCACCGAAAAGGTAATTTCAGAACGGCAACTAATCGAGGCTAACGCAGAGGTAATTGCGAATGTCCGTATGGAGCATCGTGGTGATATTCGAAAAGCTCGGAAACTGACCAACGCTCTGCTTGATGAATTAGGTACTGAGTGCGCTGATGTCCCTGCTTTGGAAAAGCTCGGTGAGCTGATGTTTGAACCTGATGAAAAAGGACAGGATAGATTGAATGAAATCTATCAGAAAATAATCAGCATGCCGGAGCGCGTAAAGTCGGTTAAAGCGCTTAGCGATGCATTGAAAAACCTAATCAGTCTTGAGCGTCAAGCGTACAACCTTGACGAAGTAGCAAAAGACCCTGATGACCCACTCAAGAAAGACCTCAACACGACGGACATTGCGCGCCGTCTTGCATTCATATTAACGCAATCAATGCGGGAGCAACAAAATGCCTGATATTTTAGTTTCACTACATGGTAACCGATTGGGCATTACTGGCCCTGACGCTACTGGTAAATGTTCTTTAGTTCTTGATGGTGTGATTGTTGCTGGTGTTGGTGTCACACTAACCATTCCTGCACCAACTGCATTAGTTCGCGGCGGCGTATTGCAACAAGCAACCATTACAGCACTAACTGATTCATCTGGTGGTACATCAGGCGGGAATACCGTTCCTGTGATACCGGTTGTCACCGCCGCAACTACCGATGCCACAGCCGCATCATTAACATCTACCAACGCTGCATTGACGGCAATTCGAAATGATGTAGCAACCCTTGCCGCACGCTCTAACGTTCTTCTTGCGTCTGATAAGGCGGCTGGAGTCGTTGCTTAACTCCCTTTGAGGTAACCATGTCTGCAATCTCATTCGACGACGTACTCAATCGACTTACTGGTCTATCGCCTGAATCTTTAGAGCAGGTAGCCAAAGAGGTAATGAGCGCGACAGGGGATCAAATATGGATACCTAACCCCGGCCCTCAGACTGATGCTTATTACTGCGAGGCTGACGAGCTATTTTATGGTGGACAAGCTGGCGGAGGTAAATCAGCGCTTGTTAATGGGTTGGCGGTTACTCAGCACGAGCGAACGCTAATACTTCGACGAATCCGAGAAGATGCCAAGAAGTTGGCTGAAGCGGAATTAATCGGGAAGCTATTTGATGGCAGTCGTGATGGCTGGAATGGGTCAGACCTTATCTGGCGTAAAGATAGGCAGTTAGTTCAGTTTGGTGGCTGCGAACTTGAAACAGATAAGCAGCGCTACAAAGGCGACCCGCACGATCTTATTTGCTTTGATGAGATTACAGACTTTCTCGAATCTCAATATGAATTTATCACCATTTGGAACCGGTCAACAACAAAAGGGCAGCGATGTCGAGTTGTTTGCACTGGCAACCCCCCGACTTCTGCATCTGGATTGTGGGTGATTAAGCGGTGGGGGGCATGGCTTGATCCCTCTCACCATAGCCCGGCCAAGCCAGGCGAGTTGCGTTGGTATATTCGCAATGAGGCTGATGAAGAAGTTGAAGTTGACGGGAGAGGCCCACATGGCAGCGCTCCTGATGGCTCTCCTGTATTTGCTAAATCACGAACATTCATACCTGCAAAGCTAAGTGATAACCCTGATTTAGCGGAAGATGGTGAGTATTCGCGAATATTGAACTCGCTTCCTAAAGAGTTGCGGGATGCTTATCGCGATGGACATTTTGCTGCATCACTGCAAGACGAAGCATTCCAGTGCATTCCTACAGCATGGGTTAAAGCTGCAATGGCTCGCTGGAAGCCTCAACCGCCAGTAGGTGTAAATATGAGTGCTATCGGCGTTGACGTTGCTCAAGGTGGCAGTGATAACACTGTGTTGGCTGCTCGGTATGGTTCATGGTTCGATAAGACTCAATCAGTGCCTGGTAAAGAAACTCCTAGAGGTTCTGATGTTGCTGGGCTCGTAATATCTAAGCGGCGCAATAATGCAAAAGTGATTGTTGATATTGGCGGCGGGTGGGGTGGTGATGCTTACGCTCATTTGCGTGAAAACGGTGTTGATGCTTCTTCATATATGGGGATTAAAGCATCACATAAGCGAACCTCAGATAAATTACTTTCATTCGCAAATATTCGTACTCAGACCTACTGGCAATTTAGGGAGGCATTAAATCCTGACCAGCCAGGCGGATCTGATATCGCCCTGCCTGACGACCCTAAACTTCTATCTGACCTGACTGCGCCAACGTATGAAGTTAAACGTGGACCTGGAGGCGGAGTTATTCACCTCGAAGCAAAAGACAAGCTTATTAAGAGGCTTGGCCGATCACCTGATGATGGTGATGCAGTCGTGATGTCTTGGTCTGATGGTGAGAAACAAGAAAACGTTAGAGGTGGCTACAAAGTTAGGGCTGGAACCGTACCAAAGGTAAATTTGGGGCATTCATCTACAAAGAGGAAACGATAATGGGCGGGATTGGAAAGTTTTTCTCCAGCGCGTTAAGTTCAGTTTTAAAACCAATTAGTGGAATTCTTGGTGGCGGTGAAGGGGATGCAACTGTTATCCAGACACCAGCAGTGGAAGAGTTTCCAACTGAAGATACTGAAGCAGTAACCAGAGCTAGGCGACGCAAGACAGCAGAGCAACAGGCTAGAAGCGGTCGTTCGAGCACTATATTAAGCGGCGGCAGTGATAAGTTAGGTGGTTAAATGGAAGCTCGCGCTCAGCAGTTAATTAAACAGGGTGATCACCTGTTCGGCAAAAAGTCACCTATCCTCAATTTGTGGCAGGAAATAGCAGAACAGTTCTACCCAGAGCGCGCCGACTTCACCGTTTGCCGTTCGCTCGGTACTGAATTTGCAGATCATCTAATGACATCCTACCCAGTTATGGCTCGTCGTGACCTGGGTAACTCATTTGCATCCATGCTCCGACGTGATAAGTGGTTCAATTTAAGCACTGGCGATGATGATTCAAGCGATCACTCAGCCAAAGTCTGGCTTGAAAGGGCTAGGGATATACAATTTAAAGCAATGTATGACCGCCGAACCCAGTTTGTTAGGGCAACCAAAGAGGCAGATCACGACTATGCTGCATTTGGTCAGTGCGCAATCAGTGTTGAATTAAATAAAAATGCCGATGGCCTACTTTATCGTTGCTGGCATCTGCGTGATTTGGCATGGGCTGAAAACTCAGAAGGCATCATTGATACAATTCATCGAAAGTGGAAGCCAACGGCAAGAGATCTTAAGGCCACCTTTGGTGTTAAGGTGCATTCTAAGATTAATGATTCCCTTGAGAAAGATCCTTATCGCGAGTTTGAGTGTCGTCACGTTGTAGTGCCTTCTGATGAATATGGTGGTAAGTATGCTACACCATACGTTTCTGTCTACATCGATGTAGAAAATCAACATGTGATGGAAGAAATACCAATCTTTCATCGGGTGTACGTAATTCCTCGCTGGCAAACTGTTGCCGGATCTCAATACGCATACTCACCTGCCACCATAGTTGCCTTGCCTGACGCTCGGTTAATCCAGTCAATCAGCCGGGTATTGCTAGAAGCTGGAGAGAAAGCCGTTGACCCGCCAATGGTAGCTAACCGTGAAGTGTTCCGTGATGATTTTAACTTGATGGCTGGAGGCATAACTTGGGCTGATATTGAGATGGATACCGACATTCGCAATGTTATTGCTGAATTTGGTAAAAACACATCATTGCCAGCAGGCATAAACATCCGAGATGACGTGCGTGAGATGATTTCTCAGGCCTTCTATTTGGATAAGCTAACCTTGCCATCTGTTCGCGAAATGACGGCATATGAAGTTAGCCAGCGAGTGCAGGAGTACATCAGGCAGGCATTGCCAATATTTGCCCCAATAGAATACGAATACAGTGGCGACTTGTGCGAAATGTCATTCGACATTCTAATGCGTGGCGGTGCGTTCGGTTCTCCGATGGATATCCCTGAATCACTCCGTGGGCAAGAGGTTAAGTTTACTTTCCAGAGTCCATTGCAAGATGCCATCGGTAAAGAGAAACAAGGGCTACTACAGAATGCAGCCCAGATGCTAGGGGTTGCTGCACAGATTGATCCAACTGTTGTTGCTGACGTAGATATTCGTGTTGCATTCCGTGATGCAATGGATGGATTTGGGGTCCCAGCTAAATGGATGCGTAGCGAGGATGACGCCAATCAACTGATACAGCAACAATCGCAACAGCAACAAGCACAAGAGGCCATTGATGATGTACAACAGGGCGCTAGTGTAATGCAAAATGTTGCGGCTGCAACTCAAGCTGCGGAGGCTATTGGATGACAATACCACCTCCATATGAACCTTATCCATGGGCTGATAACCTTCCATTTGTTTATGCCCTAAAAGCGCTACATGAAGGAAATGCTAACGCTGATCAGCAGAGGCTAATTACCAAAGAGTTAATGACGCTGACTGGGTATTACGACCTAAGTTATCGACCCAATAGTGACAGAGATACGGCGTTTGCGGAAGGTAAGCGGCACATTGGCGCATCCGTCGTGAAGATAATCAACTTACCTGCTGCCGTGATTGAACAATCAAAGCAGAGAAAAACCAAAAAATGACCTGCTTCGGCGGGTTTTTTATTGAGGCTTATACATGAATCTCTTTATGAATCTATCCCCATTTCGCGGCTACTGTAATGAATTAAACACTGATGGCGGTGACGGTAGTGGTGGCAATGCTCCTGAAGCTACAACCGATACTGCGGCCCCAGTTCTGCCCGCTGAACACACAACCCAACCAAGCACATTAAATGCTCCAGATAAAGCTGCGCCGGCAGTAGTAGCAGAATTCCCTGAAGACTGGCGTGATAAGTTGGCGGGTGATGACCAGAAATATCGGAAGCAGTTAGAACGATACGCCTCCCCACAGGCATTAGCCAAAGCACACAAAGAGCTACAGAGCAAAGTCAGCTCAGGTGAATTACTTAAAGCAGCTAAGCTTCCAGAAAACCCTACTGCTGAAGAGCTTACCGCTTGGCGCAAAGATAATAACGTTCCAGAAAAACCCGCTGACTATATGAATGATTTACCTTCTGGGATCATCATTGGTGATGAGGATAAGGCGCGGGTTAATTCCTTTATTGAAACCATGCACGGTAAGAACGTCTCCAAAGACGTAGTTCAGGCTGCAATAGAGTGGAATCAGAATAAAATTGAGGCAGAACGGCAAGAGGTTTATGACCGTAACTCAGATCTGCAAGAACAAACCGAAGAGGCTCTACGTGCAGAGTGGGGTCCAGAGTTTAAACGGAATATCAATCTGGTGAATGGCGTAATTGCTACATTGCCAGAAGCTGCGCGTGACGTGTTTGCTGGGGCAAAGGCACTAGATGGTACAGCGCTATTCAATAACCCCGACATTATGCGCTGGATGGTTGATATGGCACGCAAGGTCAATCCTGTTGGCACTGTAGTGACTGGGGCGACAAATATCAGCGCAGTAGATTCAGAAATTGAGCAGATTGAAAAAGTAATGAAAGATAACCGACCCGCTTACAATAAAGATGCAAAAATGCAGGACCGCTACATGCAGCTCCTGGAAGCAAAAGACCGCTTCAACTCCTAATACCCAATCTTTTACACCAACGCATAAAACGGCCCCGTTAACCAAGCAATCGGCCCCCATTCACTTGGGATACCCCACTATTGCCTGAAGAAAGGACACCCCGTCGGAGCGATATATAACCCGATGAGGAAATTAAAATGGCGAATACCGCTTTCCAAACGATGTACCGCAATGAATTCATTGCTGGTTTTGAACAGAGTCAATCATTGGTTCGACAAACAGTAACGACTGAAGGTGTTGTTAAGGGCAATCAGATTGTGTTCTTGGTTGCTGACTCTGGTGGCGCTGAGGCTGTTACTCGTGGCGTCAACGGCATGATCCCTGCTCGTGGAGATAACCTGAATCAACCGATTGCAACCTTGGTCGAATGGCATGACTTGGTTCGCAAGACAAACTATAACGTCTTTGCAAGCCAGGGTGACCAGCGTGCAATTATGCAAGGCACCACCATGGCAGTGCTTAACCGCAAGATTGACCAAGACATCATTGGTGAATTGACAGCAGCAACGCAAACCACCGGTGCAACTGCCGTAATGTCACTGGCTTTAGCTATGAAAGCCAAAGTTATTCTTGGCAATAACGAGGTGCCAGCCGACAACCAGTTATTTGCACTGATCACCCCAGCTGCTGAGGCGTATCTGATGCAGACCAAAGAGTTTGGCTCCGTTGATTACGTGAACAACAAGCCGTTCACTGTTTCTGATAGTTCACTGAAGTCGTTCACTTGGGCTGGTGTTAACTGGATAGTACATCCAAACCTGCCAGGAAAAGGCACTAACGCCGAGACCTGCTTCCTGTATCACCGCAATGCCATTGGTCACGGCATGGATATTAAAGGACTGCAAACTCCAGTCGGTTACGACGAAGAGCAGGATTATTCATGGGCGCGTGCGACTGCGTACATGGGCGGCAAACTTTTGCAAAACAAAGGTGTTGTCAAAATCATTCATGATGGTTCTGCATTCGCATAACAGGAGATAAACATGGCTTATTCAACCACTAACCCACCCGCTTTACTGCAAGACCGTATCATGGGCGGCGGCGCTGTGTGGTCTTATATCTCAGCAGATGTGCGAGCCACAGTTGTTGGGGCTGGTTACTTTACTAACGGTAAAAAACTAGGCATGAAACTTGGCGATGTCGTCAATGCAGTAGTTGATACTACTGGTGTTTTAACTGTCGCATCAGTTACCGCTGTCAATGCTTCGACCGGAGCAGTAACCATTACCGCATTAGCTTAACTATTACTGGGGCAGAAATGCCCCTTAATCAAAAGGTTCCTATGAAAATTTTACCAACTCTTATTAAGCCATCTGAATATGTACGCACAGTTTTTAGTGTTACTGCTAAGCATGGGCAGGAATTTAATGACTTTAAAGAGCCTGATTCATGGGCTCACGTGGCAAATACGTTGCGTAAATTCGATCGAGTAGAAATCACTGCGGAAGATGGGTCTTTCTTTGCTGAAGGTATTGTTACAAAAGTCACCAAAGTATCAGCACACATCCACTTTTTTATCCATGTCGAGCTAAGCAAAACATCTGATAAGCCAATTGAAAAAGAACAAGCCTATACCTGTGAGTTTGCAGGTAAGCACAAGTGGCGCGTGATTCGCACCTCTGATAAAGAGATAGTCGAAATTGGTATTGAAACGAAAGAGGATGCTCAAGCTAAAGTCGACAAACTGAACGAATCAGGAGAGTGATATGTCGAACCAGCTCAATGTTTACAATGATGCGTTGCGGCTGGTAGGCGAGCGGCAACTTGTATCTCTCACTGAAAATAGAGAGCCGCGCAGATTGCTTGATGCGGTATGGGATGGGGCATTGAAATATTGCCTAGAGCAAGGGCAGTGGAACTTTGCTATTCGATCCGTGCGGGCAAATTACTCACCTTCAGTAGAGCCTCCTTTTGGATATCGTCGGGCATTCAACAAGCCAGATGATTACGTTAGGACGGTGGCCTTTGCATCAGATCCATTTTTCAACAGTCCGATAGTTCAATACACCGACGAGGCTGGTTTTTGGTTCTGCGACTTAGATGAAATATATATTCGCTATGTCTCAAATGACCAGTCATTTGGTCTTGATTCATCTCAATGGCCTGAAACATTTGGTAACTTCGTGGCTGCCTATCTTGCCACACAAATAGCCCCGCGCCTTAAGAATGGATCAGATAGGGAGTGGTTAGCTCGCGAGTACAAAATGGCGAAGACTGACGCGCTAACGAAAGATGCGATTCAAGAGCCGACCAAAATATTCCCTACTGGCCGCTGGGTTCGCTCACGCCACGGAGGGTCACTAAGAGATTCACGTAGATGAGGGCAGTATAAATGCCGAGCAATAACATACCGCTTCTGGCTTTCAATCGAGGCGTTGTATCCAGACTAGCATTAGCGCGTACCGATATTGATCGAATTGCTTTATCTGCCGAAGTTCAAACTAATTGGATGCCGAGAATACTTGGTTCAATGATGTTGCGCCCTGGTACGGGTTATATTGGACAAACTAAAGGCAACAAAAAGGCCAAATATCTTAAGTTTATCTTCGCCACTGATGATAGCGCGCTGCTTGAGCTTACTGATTCCGTTATGCGCATCTGGGTCAATGACGTATTGGTGACAAGGACCTCAGTATCTACTGCGGTAGTCAATTCTAGTTTCACATCTGACTTAGCTGGATGGACTGATGCTGATGAAACTGGAGCGATATCGCAATGGACAGCCGCTGGCGCGCAATTACAAGGGACTGGGTTTAACTCTGCCATCATTCGTCAATTAGTTACCGTCTCTGGTTTAGATGCAAATAAACAGCACGCTATTAGGGTAAATATCGCACGAGGTCCAGTAACGATAAGGGTTGGTTCATCTGCTGGCAGTGATAACTACGTAACTGAAACAAATCTTGGCACAGGTATTAACTCACTAACCTTCACCCCCACAGGTAATTTCTATATTCAAATATCGAATAGAACAGATTATCCGGTAATTGCTCGCTCTATCGATATTGAGGCATCTGGGGTTCTTGAATTGCCTACTCCATGGATAGAGTCTGACCTAGGAATGATCCGCTATGACCAAAGTGGTGATGTAATCTTTATTGCTTGCAAAGGTAAACAACAACGAAGAATTGAGCGGCGGGCCAATGGTTCTTGGTCCGTGGTGATCTATGAGTCAACAGATGGGCCATTTGGGATAGAGAATGTGTCTGGTGTTAGATTAACCCCAAGCGGAATTTCAGGGGTAATAACTCTGTCCGCATCAGCTCCAATATTTAGGGCAGCTCATATTGGATCTTTATTTCGCCTGGAATCTAGTGGGCAAACAGTAAATTCATTGTTGGGTGGAGAAGGACAATTTACCGATTACATCAAAGTTACAGGGATTGATGCCTCGCGCAATGTAACCATTGTTAAAACTCAGTCAGGCACTGGCCCTTGGAATGGAACGTTAACCCTTCAGCGATCAGTCAGCGAGCCTGGCGCATGGGTTGATGTCACCACATATGATATGACGAATGGTATGATCACTTATAATGATAACCTGAATAATCAGATTATTTATTATCGTCTTGGCTTTAAAACTGGTAACTGGACAAGCGGTAACATCAATGTTTCCCTTCAATTTGCAGGCGGGAGTCGGACGGGGATAGTTAAAGTTATTGGATTCAACTCTGATACTAATGTTAGCGCTGTTGTGCTTAGTCAGCTTGGCGGGACAGGGTCTACCGATATCTGGTTCGAGGGTGACTGGTCAGATAAAAAAGGGTGGCCCAGCGCAGTGGCACTGTATGAAGGACGGTTATGGTGGGCTGGGGGGGATAAATTCTGGGGCAGTGTATCGGATGCATTCTCATCATTTGATGATGAAACAGAAGGCGACTCTGGCCCTATATCTGGAACTATTGGTTCTGGACCGGTTGACACAATTAACTGGCTTGTTCCATTGCTTCGCCTGATTGTTGGAACCGAGGGGGCGGAGGCATCTCTACGGTCATCATCATTTGACGAGCCATTAACTCCGACTAACTTCGGCATTAAATACCCATCAACTCAGGGAAGTGATTCTGTTGCTGCACTAAAAATAGACAGCGGAGCAATATTTGTCCAGCGCAGTGGTGCAAGGGTATTTGAGCTAAATTACGACTCAAGCATTTATGACTATGCTAGCGCAGACATGATGAGCCTATGCCCAGAGATGGGGTTGCCTTCAATTATCGCAATTGACGCACAGCGCCAGCCAGATACAAGAATTCACTGCGTTCGCTCTGATGGTGCCGTCGCGGTGCAAGTATTTGACAGAAACGAAAATGTGAAGTGTTGGGTGTTAGTTGACACTGATGGGCTTGTTGAAGAAGTCGTCACATTGCCAGGTAAAATTGAGGACCAGGTATATTACGTGGTTAACCGCAATGGTATTCGCTGTTTAGAAAAGTGGGCGCAAGAGGCTGAGTGTCGAGGTGGACAGCTATCTAAACTTGCCGACTCATTCATATCCTACTCAGGAACTCCGATCACTGAACTTTCAGGGCTTAATCACCTAGAGGGGCGAGCTGTTGTAGTTTGGGCTGATGGCTTTGATATTGGAGAACTGACAGTAACGTCAGGGAAAATTTCTTTAGCATCTGGGAAAAGCAACATTACCGCCGGGCTCGGTTATAAAGCTAAATTCAAAAGCACAAAATTAGCTTACTCAGCAGGAATGGGTACTGCATTAACGCAACGCAAACGGGTTGAGCGAGTTGGGCTTATCCTTGCTGATACACATGCCCAAGGAATTCAGTATGGGCCTGACTTTAACTATCTTGATGACATGCCACGAGAGGAGCGTGGGGAATTTGTTGCTGATGGGAAAATTTGGGACGCATACGACAATGATGCCATAGAGTTCCCTGGTGAATGGGATACGGATTCCCGTATTTGCATACAAGCATCTGCGCCTCGTCCAGCAACACTATTAGCTGCAATTGTAGGGTTAACTACTCATGACAAGTGATGTCAATTTTCGTTTTGCAACGGAAGCGGATATTAGAAATTGGTATGGGAATATTCCTGGAACAATGCGGGCAGTTATATTAGAGGCTAATGACGAAGCGGTAATGATTTGTGGCGTCATGCATCGCCCAGATCACTACATGGCTTTTATGGATATGAGACCTGAGGCTAAGAATCTAGGTCTTTCAATAATGAAAACCACGAAGACCGCTATTCGTGATGTTTTTAGCCATTACACTCAGCCAATATTTGCCGTCGTCGATGATGAATTAGAGTCAGCTCCACGCTTTCTAAAAAGAATAGGATTTCTTCCCGTTGAAGGCCGTGATGGGATTGTTATTTATTACCCCAACAACTACAGAAAACACAATAAGGCAGTCGCATCATCTGAAGACTAAGGAGAGATTATGTCAAACGTCATTAAATCAGTATGGTCTGGCGCGGCTGATTCAATTCTTTCACCAGTAAAAGTAGTTAAGAGCGCAGTTAAAGGCGACTTCAGTCAGGCGTGGAAAGACCTGAAACACATTCCTGGCAACCAAGAAAGAGCTAACTCAAAGACGTTAAATTCTCTCGGTGTGCGTGGTTGGGTTGGCGATCACCCAGGCGAAACCGCTGCTGGGGTTGTTGCCAGCCTATTCGGTGGGTCTGCATTGATGGCGGGGGGAAGTGGTGCAAGTGCATCAAGTGCTGCGCCAATTTCCGCAGCATTGGGGACTCCAGCTACTGGAGCGGGAGGTGGTGTCGCGTCTTCAGGTTCGGGAGGAATTATGTCATCGCTATTTAGCAGTGGAAATTTTGGCAATGCACTAAACGCTGGCGGCTCATTATTAAATGCATTTGGATCTGTTAGTAGTGGAAATGCTAGTTCATCCATGTCGCGTCAAGAGGCTGCACAACTTGATAGCCAGGCAACAACGACGCAGGCACAATCACAAATTCAAGCTAGAGAGGACAGGAAGCAGGCCCGACTAGCGGAATCACGGGCACAGGCCATCGCTGCGGCATCTGGAGCAAACGCAAACTCAACATCGTTTGTTAATAACATTAGCGATATGGAATCACAAGGAGAGCTAAATGCATTGACCTCTCTGTGGAGCGGTAACCAGCAAGCCAATGTAATGAAGAGTATGGCTAATGCTAAGCGAATGGAGGCTAGTTCAGCCAAGAAAGCGGGTGGCATTGGGGCTTTGTCATCAGTCCTTAGTGCAGGGAAATCTTTATATTCAATGTTCGGTGGATAACTAATGGCACGTATACCTAATGCTAATGATATCGGTCGCAGGATCCCTGAGGTTGCCAGAGGAATTGCAAGCGCTGACTTAACAGCTCCATCAAGAGCATTACAGGGTTTAGGGCAATCAATAGAGCAGCTTGGCGGGCAAATACAACAAAAAGAAGATCAGTTTAATTATGCCGAAGCTCAATCTAGCTTCCTAAAGAAGAAAATTGAAATCATGTCTAGTTTTGATGGCGACAATGATTATTCTACTTTTGGTGAGCGTTACAATGCTCAGATCAGTAAAGCGCGTGAAGAGTCCGCTGGGCTATTGAAAAATAACTCCGATAAACGCTTGTTTGAAATCGAGTCGAACAACGATATCGCCAGAGGGTCTGAGCAGGTTCGCGGACTAGCTAGAAATAAAGAGGTTGATTTTGGTCGGGCTACATTAAGTCAAACAATCACGTCTAACCGAGATGCAGCTATAGGGGCCAAGGATGAGGCGACCAGAATGGGTCTCATTAATGCTACGAATGACGCAATTTCCGGGGCATATAACCGTGGCTACATCTCAGCAGATCAATCACAAAAAATAAGAGAAGCTTCAGCGGTAGATTATGCAACATCATCTATCTCTGTTCTGCCACCGCAAGAGCAAATTAATACGTTAAAATCTGGTAGTGGTCTTGCAGCATTGATTCCGTTAGATACAAGAAAAAAAATGATTGATTCGGCGTCATTAGATTCAATTAATGAACGAATCGGCACTGTCAAACTTTCACTAATGAACCCAGATGTTATATCTGGATTTAAAGTTGGCACAGCACTTAATTCAGATGATTTATTCTCTGCGGTAGTAGGACAAGAGAGCGGCAGTCGTCAATTTGGTTCGGACGGTAAACCAATGACGTCAATTAAAGGCGCAGTTGGCATTGCCCAAGTAATGCCAGCCACAGGCCCGGAAGCTGCTGCATTGGCTGGGTTGCCATGGGATCCAGCAAGGCATCAGAACGACGCTAGCTATAATGCATTGCTAGGTAAAGCGTATCTGAATAAGCAGCTAAATACCTATGGTGGAAATCCTGTGTTGGCATTAGCGGCTTATAATGCCGGGCCAGGGAAAGTTGACGAGTGGATCGGTAAGTTTGGTGACCCACGAAAAGGTCAGATCACTAACGAGGCATTTGCTAATTCAATTCCATATGCAGAAACTCAGAATTATGTCTCTTCCGTATTGAGCAATGCTGTAAAACTCAGTGCTGCTAAGTCGGTTGTTGACTCGCCAGAATTCGGCAACCTTGATGGCGCGCAAAAGGCTCTGGCAGTTGAGCAGACTTATAATGTTATCGATACAGCCACCTCTGCACAGCGATTCAGCATTCAACAGAGGATGCAAGATGATATTGCTAGAGTAAATGCGGGTCAACCAGTGGATACCCCGGTAACTATTTCTGACTTCACCTCAGCTCAACAACTTAACTCCACCCCTGCTGACCGAGCGCAATCATATCAACAATTCAACCAATATCAGCAGACACTGGCCCTACAACCGGCATATCAGACTGTTATCTCAAGTCCAGCCAATGTCGGCATGGAAACAGTTAATGGATTGATGCCTACTACTGGCGATGCTGACTTTGCTTTCAAGCAGCAACGATATATCGCAGTTGCGCAAAAATATCAGCAAGTTATGGCGGCAAGGGAGAAAGACCCAGGCGGCTGGATGGTGCAAAACATCCCAACCGTTAGTGAGGCTTACCAGAATTACCAAAGTGACCCATCAACAGGTGCTCAGTTGGCTCACCAGGTTCTAATGGAGAAGCAGCGTCTGGGTATTAAAAACAAAGATGTGCTTCCTGACTCGTTGGTGAATGGCATTCTTCAACAGATTGACAACAACAAAGAACAGGATGTTGCTGCAATCCAGTCTCTTGGGCAGCAGTTCGGGCCATATTCACAGCAAGTCATGCAGCAAGTTCAGAAGAAATCAGGGCCAGTACTTCAGGTTGTAATGGCGACTAATAACCCTCGAGCCGCCAATGCTCTTTGGCAGAATCGTGATGTGAAGACGGCAGACTTGCGTGGGTCTATCAATTCGGCGTCCAGTGGAGCTGCAGAAAGCGCTGATTCTGAGTGGGCATCTCAATCCAAAGACTTTTCAGCAACCATGGTTGGTCAGCCTGGTGGAGTTCCTGTTTGGAATAACTTTAATGACCAAGGCCGCAGGCTTACCTATCTCAATATGCAGAAAGGCATGGGAGCCTCTGATGCAGCTTCGCAAGCTTATCAGGATATTTTAGGCAGCCAATACCAGACCAATGGGACTTGGCGGCTACCAATGGCTGCTAATGCTGATATGAATGATGTATCGGATGGTGTGGATGCATTCATGAGCAAACTTAAGCCAGCAGACATTACTCCGCTGATCGGTGACCCTCGCCTAAGTAATGAGGTTAACCAACAACAAAGCTTAGATCGCATTAAAGATAGCGCGGAATGGGTAACCAATGCAGACGAAACCGGTTTGATTCTCACTTTAAATGGGTTGGTTGTTAGTGGTTCCGATGGAAACCCGGTTACGGCAAGCTTTTCTGATTTGGCTCAGTTGGGCTCAACCAATCGAGGATACTTCAATCAGCTATCAAAAGAAGTAAATAAACCTAGGTCATATATTCCAGGGCAGGCCGCAAAAGAATCTCAGTCTCGCAATGAGGAAACTGCACGGCAACTTGGGCAGCAAGGCACATCAGAATTGCCATCTATGGCTGAAGGTATGAGGAATACAAATGCCAATCTATACCAGCGAACCGGGGCAGGGGATCAACCAGCCAATCAGTAATACCCCTTCCAGTCTTGGTGATGCACTAGAGGCTTCGTTTGATTCTGGGTTCAGGGAAGGGCCTCTGGTTTCAGCTATTCGCTATGCTGAAGCTGATAACCTAGCTAACGATCCAAACTCAGTGATTGTAAGCAAGGCTGAAGCTGATGCAAAACTACGAGAATTAGGTGTTAAAAGCATTAATATTCCCGACTCAGGCATAACAAAATCCTACCTTGACCATGTTAGTGAATCACGAAAAGAGTCATTAGCGAAGCAACAAATAGCCCAATCAGCACCATCTGGATTTATTAATACCCCACTTAACTTTATGGCTGGGCTTGCTGGATCAATGGCTGATCCGGCAAACCTTGCTATTGGTCTGGTTCCATTTGCTGGACAGGCAAAGGCCGCGACAATGATTGGGCGAGCAGGTGAAAGATTTATCCAAGGGGCTGCAATGGGGGGAATTCAAACAGCAGTAACTATCCCATTTACTGCTCAAGCAGCGGCAGCAGAAGGAGAAGATTACTCCATGGCTAACGCTATGGAGAATATCTTCATGGGTACTGTCGGCGGCGGGATTATGCATGCTGGCGGCGGGATTATTGCTGACATAGTAAGGGGGCGTAAGACTCCGGCGGTACCCCCTACGATTGATGCAGCAGAACGCCCAGTGATGAATGCCGAATCATTTGTTGCACCTGAAGCATCAAGCACAGTTGCGCGCCAATTTAATGAGAGCGGTACTACGCCAATCCTGAGGGAAGCCATATCTAGGGACATGGAAAGCTACGCACATAGCAAGGCATATGATGATGTCGTTCCTGATTACTTATCCCAGCAAGAGGCTACGGCTGCATTTCGTGTCGATAATATTGCTGACTTGAAAAAGGAGATTGTTGATACCAATCGGGCTATTGATGTTATTGCTCAGTCATTACCTGAACGTACCGCAGAATATCAACAACAGCGAATGAAGTTTAAGGATGCTCGTAATCAAGCTCTGAATGATATTGCTACAGAAAAAGAGGCTCTATTATCAAGGCGTGGTGAAGCTGAAGAATCACTATCATCTAACGCTAAATCAGAAGTGGCCAGAGGCGAAATCGCTGCTGTCCGCCGCGGTGAAATACCAGACGGTTTGAAAGCTGCAATAAGTAATCGTGCTGATGAAATTAGGAAATCACTGCAAATTAACAACATTACCCAAGGGATTAAAAACGCCTCGCAACGCATTGATGAATCCCATTGGACGGTAAGAGAAAATGCTTTCCGTGCTGGGTTATCTCATATGATGCAAGGGAAAACGCCAGATTTAGAGCCGGTATTTAACCTGGGTGACCCTCAATTAAGGGATGCATCAATCGCTCAGATTCAGCAGGGTCCAAGAGCAGATGTTGATGTTTCGACAGTTAATGCCAGTCATGATGCCGACATGCACCTTGCCAGATCGAATAGAGATAACGCTGACTTGGTTAATGCCCAGGAGGATTTCAACGCTGAAATGGAATTGGCAACTAACATGGTTAACGATATTGACTCACCTGAGTTAAGAGGGGCCATTGAAGCGGTAACCCGCGAAGTAAATGACGAAAGTATATTCAAAGGCCTTCAGGCCTATGCTACTTGCATGCTCAGGAGAATGTAATGGCTAACCAATTTCTAACCGCGTGTGAGCAAGTAGTGAATAAGGCCGCTGGGCGAGAGCTTTCGGAAGGTGAAATGGAATCGTTGATTAACAATATGGAAACGACTGTTAAGCGTATTCGTGCTGAGAATGAAGGCATCTCACTGGAAGAAGCAGCACTACGGGCAGCCAATGAGTTAGGCAACGAAGAAAAACTGGCGCGCGTCATTGAAGCCAGAAATAAGGCTATCAATACTCGTATTGCCGCCCAGCGGCTAACCTTTATCCGTGATAGCTTTCCAGACCGTCCTGACATCGGACTGTCAGCCATTCTGGTTGGGCGCAATGAGGCAAGAACTGGTAGCCGGTCATCTGCCTCCAGTGAACAATTTCAGCTCAGATCTAAATATCTCTCTGGTTTAAATCATGATCTGGATAAGGATGGGTTAATTAAATTCCTCGCTAGCGGCAGCAATGACACTGAAATTGCTGATGCCATGTGGCGTATTGGGAAAAATGAATCTACTGCTGGGATGACTAATGAATCAGTGAAAATTGCTCAAATAATCACGAAGTGGCAGGAGTCGGCACGCATTGATGCTAACCGTGCTGGCGCATGGGTTCGTAAAATGCCTGGGTATATCGCTCGACAAGGCCACGACATGATGAAGATCCGCGCCGCTGGCTTTGATGTGTGGAGGAATGCGATCCTGCCAAAGCTTGATAAATCTACTTTTGATGGTGTTACAGACCAGAATGCTTTTCTGCAAAACGTTTACGACGGTTTAGCCTCTGGCGTCCACCTCTCATCTGAAAAGCCAGATTGGATGAAGGGATTCAAGGGGAGTCAGAACGTCGCTAAAAAAGCCAGCCAAGAGCGCGTGCTTCATTTTGCTGATGGCGTGGCATGGTCTGATTACAACAAACAATTCGGCGTAGGTAGCTTGCGTGAGGCCATTTATGGTGGACTTGAAAGTTCTGCACGAAATACAGGGCTCATGCGAGTGCTTGGAACAAACCCAGAGAACATGCTTAATTACCTTGCTGATACCATCTCTGCGGATTTAAAAGGTGATGAGAAGGCGCTGAGGGCGTTCACTGATAGGCGTCGGAGTAACATCAAGAATGAAATGAAAGAGGTTACCGGTCAGACAAACATTCCTGGTTCAACCACTTTAGCAAGGTTCGGGAGAGCGTTCATAATTCTGTGTCACGTTAAAAAATCATTACAACGTCATCACTTTATCGAGGCGGCCTTCAAAATAAATCGCCAACTGGGACAATGTCAAATTCCAGCTCTGGATCGGCATTGTCCATTTTTCCTGCGCATTCATTAATCCCAGATACAGTAATTTCAACAGACTGTTTTCATTCGGGAACGCGCCTTTCGTTTTTGTTAGTTTTCTGAACTGCCGATGCACCGATTCAATGGCGTTTGTCGTGTAAATGACCTTGCGGATCGTTGCCGGATATCGGAAGTAACACGACAGATTGGCCCATTTTCTCCGCCACGACTGAAGTACCACTGGATATTGTTGGCCCCATTTTTCTTCCAGTTCGTCCAGTGCGATTTCCGCTGCCTCTTTTGATACCGCACGATAAACTGGTTTTAAATCAGCCATAAACACCTTGTGATGCTTCGATGCGACATATTTTATCGAGTTACGGATCTGGTGGATGACGCACAACTGAACTTCTGTATCGGGGTAAATGCTGTTTATCGCTTCCGGGAACCCTGTCAGACCATCCACACAGGCAATCAGAATATCGTTCACACCACGATTTTGTAGGTCGGTCAGTACCGACAGCCAGAAATTAGCGCCTTCACTTTCAGACAGATACAGGCCCAGTATCTCTTTTTTGCCTTCCAGATTCAGGGCGAGAACAGTGTAGACCGCTTTGCTCTGATAACGCCCGTCTTCGCGGATTTTATAGTGGATAGCATCCAACCAGACGAAGGGGTATACCGCTTCCAGCGGGCGTTGTTGCCACTGTTTCAGCTCAGGAATAATTTTATCGGTCACCGCGCTGATGGTGGCACTGGACACGCTGAAAGCATATAAATCCTCAATTTCCTGGCTGATATCTTTGTAGCTCATGCCAAGTGCGAACATACGGATGATCTTGCGCTCGATCTCATCGGAAAGTGTGGTCTGGTGCTTCTTCACCAACTGAGGTTCAAAAGTACCATTGCGATCGCGGGGCGTGGCCAGTTCAAAGCTGCCAGTGGGTGTTTTAACGGTCTTTTTGCCTGAGCCGTTTTTACGGTTGGCTTCAACGTCCTGAGCCAGATGTGAATCGAGTTCAGCAGCTAATGCAGCTTCGGTTAACTGTTTGATTAATGGCGTTAAGATGCCATCTTTCCCGGTTAATGCCTGACCGGACTGGAGTGCCTTAAGCGCTTTGTCGAAATCGAAGGGTTGGGACATGTGTCATTCCTTTTTGATTGCATATTACTGGAATGACACAGAATTTCTAACACTCCCAGGTTCGGCTCGACTACCCGCGCTATCGACTCTACTATAAAGCTAGGCGGGGCTATGATCTCGTCATTCAACGACCTTGCAAGTAATGCGCTGGAGCTTCGCTACCAGGGTAAAAACTTCATGTCTGCGCTGAGTGAATCACTTTCTGGCCGGTTAAAGCGATTTAAAACTGACGAGCAGAAGCAGATTTTAAGCTCTCTTGGCGTGTACGCTGACAGTATGCGTGATGAAATACTTCAGCGGTTTTCCGGTGATGTTACGTTGCCAGGGAAGGTTGCCAACTTGCAGCGCCAATTCTTTAAAATTAACGGGCTGAGTTGGTGGACTGACGCATCACGTAACACAACAGCAACGATGATATCTCACTGGCTGGCTGATAACTCTTCCACTCAGCATGGAGCACTTAATGGCAACCTTAAACGTGCATTAGATCTGCATGGCATAGGTGATGCTGAGTGGTCAATCTATCGTTCAATGGATTTGAAAGGCTCGGAAGGGCGAAAGTTCATGACGCCTGATGGGATTGATTCAATACCTGACGAGATGATCGCCAAGTATGTTTCTGAAAAAAACATCAAGGTAAATGAGCGAAGCATTGAGACTGGGCGGGAAGAGTTGGCTGGCAAACTACGTGGTTATATACTCGATCGCGTAATGGTTGCAATGACTGAACCAGGAGCCAGAACACGAGCCATGATGAAGCAAGGGACACAGCCGGGGACAGTTGAAGGGGAGCTACTACGATTCATCGGTCAATACAAATCATTTACCGCTTCTTTCATGCAGCAAGCGCTAGGGCGGGAAGTATTTGGACGTGGCTATACGCCAGTTCCGCTGGGAGAAAGTCGGTGGGGTAATCTGCAAAGCGCTCTATTCAAAAGCGGGAAAGGTGAAATGCTTGGGCTGGCGCAGATGTTTTTATGGATGACCGCGTTCGGCTACCTGTCTATGCAGACCAAGCTGATGATTAAAGGTCAAACTCCACGGCCAGCAGACAGTAAAACATTTCTGGCAGCGGCTGCGCAAGGTGGCGGGCTGGGTCTGTTTGGTGATTTCTTATTCGGTGAGGTTAACCGGTTTGGGAGTGGACCAATCACATCAATGGCGGGGCCAGTTGCGGGCAACCTAGATGATATAATTACTCTATTCCAAAAAACACGGTCTGGCGATGCCAAGGCTGGAGATGCTTTCCGCTTTGTAGTTGATCATACCCCATTTATTAACGTGTTCTGGGCAAGGCCAATTATGAATTACCTGATCTTAAACCAAATACAAGAGTCATTATCTCCGGGCTCATTGCATAGATTTGAGCAAAATGTGAGGAAGAATCAAGGAAACGATTTCTTAATCCCTCCATCTCAGTTTATGCTTGGAAGGTGATAAGGAGTTAATAAATGAAAGGTATTATTGCCCATATATTTCTTTCAACATGCCTGCTTTACCCATCATCTAATATTTTATTTTTCAACGATAGCTATTTATCTGGAGATGATGTTTTTTTCGTATCTATTGTATTCATTGCTGGATTGATATTAACGGCAATGTTACCTAGGCACATAAAAGAATTAATTAAGCGTTCCAGTACTAATTAACTAATGACCCGCTCCTGCGGGTTTTTTATTGTCTCACAAACCACCTCAGATTTGCTCTGTGGGAATTCCTCACGCCTGGAGAAAATAAATGCCAGCTACGCAAGAAGATCGGCTCTATGGTTTAACAACGAGTGTTGCAGTAAAACCAGCAGTGGCAATTTCGGCTGACTACAACATCACGCTGTTTGGTGAGCAAACAATAACATCATCAACATTTACCGGTGAGAGGACAGTAACTACCACTACTGGCATGCGCGTTCTTGTCATGGGGCAAAGTAGCCCTATTGATAATGGGATATGGATAGCAAGCCCAGCCACATGGCATAGAGCGCCTGATTTTGATGGCGCTCGTGACGCAGTAAATGGTACGTTAGTCTTTAGTATTTATGGTGACTGTTGGCAGCTTGAAGCTGCAGATCCGGTACAGATTGGATATTCAGCGCTTGAGTTCAGGTCTACCTATCCATTTAATGGTGGGCTAAATGAATTTCAACGCTCATTAAGGGTGCCGGAGACTTCTGTTAATATCCTGCCCCAGATTTCTGGACGAGCCAATCATCTCCTTGCTTTCAATAATGATGGTCAGCCAGTAATGGTATTACCAGAAAGTGGATCAGCAGCCGATGTATTATTAGATTTAGCAAGCAGCGTTGATGGGAAAGGTGATGCATTAGTTGCAGTTAAGCAGCCATTTACCGGATCTGCAACAAGAACTCAGCATAGTAAAAACGCTGATATTATTAATCTTCGTGACGCTGATGGGGTTGACCCAACAGGTATTTCAAATAGTACGGCAGGCATTCAGTCTGTACTAAACAGTCTTGGAGTAAAGGGCGGCGTTGTTTATATTGGGAACGGTGATAGATTTATTATTGATAGTATTTCTATACCGCAAAACGTGTCCATAGTTGGTTCATCTGCCGCACCAGGCGAAGTTATTAACTCGCTTGGACAGACATACGCGTCATTTGGCAGCCAGTTTATTCTGACCCCTGGTTCTTCTATTGATATGAAGAGATCTAGCTCTGTATCTCGCGTTTCTGTAATACCGCAAGCCCTATTGAGTAAGATGCCAGTAACAAGCGATGCTACTGCTGATGCTGCAATAGCATCTTTTGCTGGTAAAGCTTTTATCTCTATAGAGGCTGACTTTCAACTTAGAGATATATTAGTTATTGGTTTCACATATCCTTTATATGTAAATCCAACAGCAACAGATACGGGGAGGCGCATAATTGAAAACTTCAAATATGACTGCACCAATGGCCCATATATAGAATATGCAACAGATATTGATAGACTAAGAGGTATTCATGGATGGCCTTATCTAACAGCTCACGTTTCAGGAATATCTGCATCTAAGAACAATAGATCTGGGGTAGGGTTAAATCTAAAAAAAGTTGCTGATTTCACACTGCTTGATTGCTGTTTTAATTACGGTTATAACACCGGGTTTCTATTCGAGGATGTTTGGAATATTACAATGACAGGTGGTGGAGCAGATGCCGTTGGGACCACAGGAATTTCATTCCAGGGATCATGCCGTTTTTCTCGTATGAACAACGTTATTATTAATTCTAATAACACAGGAATAGCAATAAATATTGGCGGGACAAACCCAGACATTAAAACAAATCATTGCATAATTAACGGAGTGTCTTTTGGTGTTTATGTTTCGTCTGGGAGTTATTTCTCTGATTGTGATACTTTTATGGGCGGTACAGGTATAGCCTACACTGATGGAACAATATCAGGAGGGATTTTAAACCCTTATTTTGATGGTGTGACAACTCCAGTATCTATGACATCATCTGCCGAAAAAGTCGTATCCCGCGGAAAGTTTAATTTTTCACCTACCAATCCCAATAGTACTGTTGCGGAAAAGACCTTTGCAACGCAAAGTATTTTTCATGATAAACGACCAGTAGCTGTTGATACAGGACACTTCTTCGAGCAAGGGGCAAGACTTAACGATAATAGTTTGCATGGTTTATGGAGAATAGGACCGCGCTTATTGAATGCCACAATAGGGTCAGAATCTTCAAACTATGCATTTACCGCATACAATGCTGGTACGTGGGTAGACCGATGGATTATGACTGCAGATGGAACGTTTAGGCCAGTGCAAGATGGTGTTCAGTTGGTTGGAGACCCATCGCACAGGTGCGGGCAAATATATTCGTCAGTAGGTACGATAAGCACATCATCAAGGGAGTCCAAAACCGAAGAGGAAGAAATAACGGAAATAGAGAAAAAAGTAGCTATAAAGTGCAAGGAGCTTCTTCGTAAGTTCAGATTCAAAGACTCAGTTATGGAAAAGGGTCCAGGTGCCAGAATTCACTTCGGCATCATAGCTGAAGATGTAAAGCTTGCCTTCGAAAGTGAGGGGCTTGTCGCTGAAGAGTATGGAATATTCTGTTTCGACCAATGGAAATCCTGTGAGGCTGTATTTGATGCTGATGGGGTTATGGTTGCTGAGGCGAGGGAGGATGGTACAAGATCTGGCATTAGATATGATGAGCTAGTCTGTTTCATTCTGTCGGCTATTTAACTGATTATCCATTCATTGTGTGGATGTGTACGGTTATATGTATATAATCTTACACATCGCATACAAGAGCAATTTTTAGTAATTGCTTATTATTTCAATGGATTATGTAATGCAGACATCCCTAAACTCCGTACAGAAAAAGTCGCCAGTATTTTATCGAGATGATATTGATGGACTTCGTGCTATTGCTGTGGTTTCAGTGATGTTATATCACTTCATTATTGGACCATTTACTGGCGGTTTCGTCGGTGTAGACATATTTTTTGTTATAAGTGGTTACTTAATAACCAGTGGGATAGTTAAGCAGGCAGAAGCTGGCAAGTTTAACTTCCCCGAATTCTACGTTCGAAGGGCTAGGCGTCTTTTCCCTGCACTGCTATTTACTATTTTATTAACTTATATTGCAGCATTCTTTTTATTTTCACCGGTAGACTTTGCAAATATGTCTGGTTCAACAGTATTTGCATTGACTGGATTATCAAATATTTTTTTCTGGATGGAGTCAGATTATTTTGACTCAGCATCCATTGTAAAACCGTTATTACATACATGGTCACTAAGTGTTGAACTCCAGTTTTATCTTGTATGGCCTGCTATATTATTATTTATAATTAAGTATGGGAAGAAGATAACTGGATTAGGAGTTATATTAGTAACTTGCGCGGGTCTTATTTCTTCTATATACGCCTTAAAGCACGATGCTACGGGTGCTTTTTATCTTACTCAATATAGATTTCATGAGTTTTCTATAGGCGGAATTGTATTTTTGGTTGGGCGCTCAAAGTTAGTAAGTATGAAGTATTACATGCCAAGCTTATTTTTTATTGTTGGTAGTGCTATGGTTTTTTATTCAATTTTCTCATTTACTTCACACACTCACTTCCCTGGAAGTAACGCATTAATTCCTGTAGTTGGTGCAGCGCTTATGATTCTATCAGGGGATAAATCTAAGCTTTCAAAAATATTATCTATCCGACCTGTTAGCTATGTTGGGGAAATAAGCTATTCTCTGTATCTGATACACTGGCCTTTATTTGTCTTCGCTCAATATATAATGATAAGAGATTTGAGTGATTTTGAAAGGAGTGCATTGGTAATGGTAACATTTGCTTCAGCAATTCTGATGCATAGGTTTATAGAAAAGCCTTTTAGGGATACAAAAATATATCCAATGACCGGACCTGCATTTTCATTGGCATGCGCATGCATAGCAATGTCTATAATGCTGCCAGCATCAAGCAGTTGGGCTAATAGAGGTTGGGTTTGGAGGCTTCCAGAACAGGTGCGGCAAATTAATAATTTTGACTTAAAAGCGCTTGAAAATTACGTTTGGGATAAACAAGTAAAACTAGCATCGGAAAAACAATTTAGTAACAATGGTAAAGAAAAACTTCTAATAATTGGAGATTCTCAATCTGCTGATATAGTAAATATATTGAATGAGTCCAGAATGATTGATAAATATGATATTGTTGCTAGAACAGTATCATATGAATGCGGTGCTCCATATGTTAGCAAAGAAAAAAGGGGTAAATATTGGGGTTATGAAAATAAAGCAATAATTAATTCACCACAGTTAATTCCTTCTTGTGAGAAACAAATGGATTCGGCAATTGATGCCAACCTTCTTTCTCAAGCGGATAAAATATTTATTTCAATGAAGTGGGAGTCTTATTCTACTTCAAAAATACAAGAGGCTATAAATAAAATATCTTCTTTGACCTCTGCAAAGATTTATATTTTCGGAAATAAAACACTGAGCAAAAGCAGCATTGATCTTGTTAATGCACTTGGTAGAGTAAATGGCGTAGATAAATATGCATCTGAATTTAGAAATCCATCTTCCGATGATATTAATAAACAAATATCATTAATTAAAGGTGCGACGTTCGTTGATATGATGAACATAATCTGTCCAGAAAAAGACTCTTGCCATGTTCTTACTAAAGAGCTTAAGCCGGTTTTCTTTGATCCTGCACATTTAACAAGGGAAGGGGCAATATTCCTTAGTGCAGATTTTTCAGGATTGCTATCCAAACTAACGATTAACAAATTAAATTAGCGTCAGAGCATGGGGAAGGGATGCCTATCGAGGTTGGGTGACATATTAGTGACGCATCTATAGTGCCGAAGAAGTGTCACAGGTATGTCACTGCTAGCCATAATGACGCTTGTGAATGCAGATTAGGCCAGTATTTACAATGAGTTATATATACTACGACGTTCTTCTAAGCCGTAGGTCACAGGTTCGAATCCTGTAGGGCGTACCATGTAAAATCAACGCCTTACACCACCTTCAGTAATTCCAAATTATCCGAATGGGACGAATTTGGGACGTGACCTCCAAAAATACTATCAATTTGCTTGGCGTGAGCGCTCAAATGACGTGGTGCTAGGTGTGCATACCTCTGTACCATTTCTATTGATTCGGGAGTGTTAGAAATTCTGTGTCATTCCAGTAATATGCAATCAAAAAGGAATGACACATGTCCCAACCCTTCGATTTCGACAAAGCGCTTAAGGCACTCCAGTCCGGTCAGGCATTAACCGGGAAAGATGGTATCTTAACGCCATTAATCAAACAGTTAACCGAAGCTGCATTAGCTGCTGAACTCGATTCGCATCTGGCTCAGGACGTTGAAGCCAACCGTAAAAACGGCTCAGGCAGAAAGACCGTTAAAACACCCACTGGCAGCTTTGAACTGGCCACGCCCCGCGATCGCAATGGTACTTTTGAACCTCAGTTGGTGAAGAAGCACCAGACCACACTTTCCGATGAGATCGAGCGCAAGATCATCCGTATGTTCGCACTTGGCATGAGCTACAAAGATATCAGCCAGGAAATTGAGGATTTATATGCTTTCAGCGTGTCCAGTGCCACCATCAGCGCGGTCACCGATAAAGTTATTCCTGAGCTGAAACAGTGGCAACAACGCCCGCTGGAAGCGGTATACCCCTTCGTCTGGTTGGATGCTATCCACTATAAAATCCGCGAAGACGGGCGTTATCAGAGCAAAGCGGTCTACACTGTTCTCGCCCTGAATCTGGAAGGCAAAAAAGAGATACTGGGCCTGTATCTGTCTGAAAGTGAAGGCGCTAATTTCTGGCTGTCGGTACTGACCGATCTACAAAATCGTGGTGTGAACGATATTCTGATTGCCTGTGTGGATGGTCTGACAGGGTTCCCGGAAGCGATAAACAGCATTTACCCCGATACAGAAGTTCAGTTGTGCGTCATCCACCAGATCCGTAACTCGATAAAATATGTCGCATCGAAGCATCACAAGGTGTTTATGGCTGATTTAAAACCAGTTTATCGTGCGGTATCAAAAGAGGCAGCGGAAATCGCACTGGACGAACTGGAAGAAAAATGGGGCCAACAATATCCAGTGGTACTTCAGTCGTGGCGGAGAAAATGGGCCAATCTGTCGTGTTACTTCCGATATCCGGCAACGATCCGCAAGGTCATTTACACGACAAACGCCATTGAATCGGTGCATCGGCAGTTCAGAAAACTAACAAAAACGAAAGGCGCGTTCCCGAATGAAAACAGTCTGTTGAAATTACTGTATCTGGGATTAATGAATGCGCAGGAAAAATGGACAATGCCGATCCAGAGCTGGAATTTGACATTGTCCCAGTTGGCGATTTATTTTAAAGGCCGCCTCGATAAAGTGATTACGTTGTAATGATTTTTTAACGTGACACAGAATTATGAACGCTCTCATTGATTCCCACCCGCCCATTTCCTGCAAAACTGTCAGTGGAACACCTGCCTGTACTAACCAGCTTGCCCAGGTATGGCGAAGGTCATGAAAGCGGAAGTTATCTATTCCGGCCCTCTTCAATGCAAGCCTCCAAGCGGTATTACCATCGACACGCATTTTCCTTACCGCGGCTGACTTTTCCCGGCTTGGCAACGTGCTTTCCTTCCGATGAACAAACACCCATTTCTTGTGATTGCCAATCTGATCGCGAAGTAACCGGCATGCTGTGTCATTGAGCGCGACACCAATTGCTTGGCCTGATTTGCTTTCCTCTGGGTGTATCCATGTAACCTTGCGTTGAAGGTCTACGTCTTGCCATTGCAAATCTACTATGTTTGATCTGCGCAATCCGGTTGCCAACGCAAACACCACGATAGATTTTAGTGGTTCAGAGCATTCGCTCATTAAGCGTACAGCTTCATGAGGTTCAAGCCACCTAACCCTTTTACCTCTCTCTTGCGGCACCTTTATTACCGGCCCGCGCTCAATCCATTTCCAGTCGCGTTCTGCGGCGCGCATAATAGCTTTCATTAATGCCAGGTGCTTTGCCTTTGTTGATATGCTAACCGGTATTTCCACAAATGGCTCTACGACCTCACCGCGTTTTCTTAGCGAGATAGCTTTCGACTCCCAGTTATCCCTATGCTTTCTGTTCGTCATTTTACTGACAGCGGCATAAATCTTCGCCTCGGAAATGCTCTTCAGCAAAGCACCTTGAAAGTGGATGAGCCAGAATCCGATCCGGCCCTTATCTGCATCCAGTGATTTTTTATGCGCCTTCTCTTCAAGCCATCGCAAGCAAGCATCATCAAATGTCACGTCAGGGAAATCCCCCAGGCGCTCTATTCGCCATTGCTCAGCCTTTAATCTGTCGTGCAACTCCTGCGCTTGTCCTCTGTGCCAAGAGATTGTTTAATACGCTTTCCGTCCGGTGCCGTGAAGTCGGCATACCAAACGGAACCCCTGCGGAAGATTGACATTGTATCTCCTTAGTCGCCCCGCCGCCGATCACGGACACAGTGTGTACCGGATCGCTTAATGCAGCAATACAGGCCTTTCTTGTTAGTAGGTAGGGTGATTGTTGTTTGCTTGGGTCTTTCCGGGTGGTGGCCAGGCGGCCTGATGAAATCCATTTCTTTGCTGTTGAACGCGACACTCCGAGGAATTCGCAAGCCTCATCGAATGTGAGACTCTATTTATCCATTTTGGCCTCTTATCTCTTTATCAATCTGACGAACGTAATAACTCAACCAGCGCTTCGCCGGGAAAGTTTTTGGTTGTAGTTCAATAGGTAGGGCGATGATTTTTTTGCGTGGCGATTAAGAATTTCGGTGAAGTGCTTATCGTGCTCTTGAATTGGGTATTTTTCTTTAACTTCTATTATTTCAGCAAGCGCATCTTTTGCTACTGACCTGATGGCGTTCTCTACTGTGGCTTCCATTTCAGCACCGCCTCATCAACGGGAACCAGTCGCTGCTTTGACACTCCTTGGTATCAGTTGAACTGACTGGACACACTCATTTCCCCACGTATCCCACCCATCCAGACCTTTCCTCGAAAACAATTCAATGCGACTCACATCGCCATACAGTAATTCCAGCCGGTGGCGCACTTCCCACGGTTTTTCGCTATGCTCGCCAAGCGGTGAGTAAACAACTTGCTTGATGCTTGCATTGAGCTGCTCAAGGCCATTGCCGCGCACTGCGATCAACACATCTTCGGTATCTGCGCCTGACTCATCGTGGGGTATCGCTGTGAAATCCGCTCAATCAACTCCCTGATACTGATAAATTCCTGCTGCTTTGCCTTGAGCTTTTCCGCTGGGTTTATCATGAGATTACTCCTGTTATCTCTGGTTGGCCCTGCTTTGAATGATACCGAACATAATGGTTCAAAGTGAAAGTAGTAGGGGGATGGTGCTGATTTAGGATGTGAATTGGGATTTATAGGGTTAACAAAAATATATACCCAGAGTTTTTATCAAGCAATAATAAACGAGCATTTGAGTAATAGAAACGCCCGAGTTAGCGTAATCAGGCGTATTAAATGAGAGCGTTCATAATTCTGTGTCACGTTAAAAAATCATTACAACGTAATCACTTTATCGAGGCGGCCTTCAAAATAAATCGCCAACTGGGACAATGTCAAATTCCAGCTCTGGATCGGCATTGTCCATTTTTCCTGCGCATTCATTAATCCCAGATACAGTAATTTCAACAGACTGTTTTCATTCGGGAACGCGCCTTTCGTTTTTGTTAGTTTTCTGAACTGGCGATGCACCGATTCAATGGCGTTTGTCGTGTAAATGACCTTGCGGATCGTTGCCGGATATCGGAAGTAACACGACAGATTGGCCCATTTTCTCCGCCACGACTGAAGTACCACTGGATATTGTTGGCCCCATTTTTCTTCCAGTTCGTCCAGTGCGATTTCCGCTGCCTCTTTTGATACCGCACGATAAACTGGCTTTAAATCAGCCATAAACGCCTTGTGATGCTTCGATGCGACATATTTTATCGAGTTACGGATCTGGTGAATGACGCACAACTGAACTTCTGTATCGGGGTAAATGCTGTTTATCGCTTCCGGGAACCCTGTCAGACCATCCACACAGGCAATCAGAATATCGTTCACACCACGATTTTGTAGGTCGGTCAGTACCGACAGCCAGAAATTAGCGCCTTCACTTTCAGACAGATACAGGCCCAGTATCTCTTTTTGCCTTCCAGATTCAGGGCGAGAACAGTGTAGACCGCTTTGCTCTGATAACGCCCGTCTTCGCGGATTTTATAGTGGATAGCATCCAACCAGACGAAGGGGTATACCGCTTCCAGCGGGCGTTGTTGCCACTGTTTCAGCTCAGGAATAACTTTATCGGTGACCGCGCTGATGGTGGCACTGGACACGCTGAAAGCATATAAATCCTCAATTTCCTGGCTGATATCTTTGTAGCTCATGCCAAGTGCGAACATACGGATGATCTTGCGCTCGATCTCATCGGAAAGTGTGGTCTGGTGCTTCTTCACCAACTGAGGTTCAAAAGTACCATTGCGATCGCGGGGCGTGGCCAGTTCAAAGCTGCCAGTGGGTGTTTTAACGGTCTTTTTGCCTGAGCCGTTTTTACGGTTGGCTTCAACGTCCTGAGCCAGATGCGAATCGAGTTCAGCAGCTAATGCAGCTTCGGTTAACTGTTTGATTAATGGCGTTAAGATGCCATTTTTCCCGGTTAATGCCTGACCGGGCTGGAGTGCCTTAAGCGCTTTGTCGAAATCGAAGGGTTGGGACATGTGTCATTCCTTTTTGATTGCATATTACTGGAATGACACAGAATTTCTAACACTCCCTATTAAATCGGGGGATTTAGATAATAGATTTGGTTGCGGCCAAAACGTGATTATTGTGATTACGCCATGATGGTGTAAAGCCCAATGTCTCCAGATTGCTCAGTTCGACATTATCTGGGTTTCCCCAAATAGTATCAGCAATTTCCAGCAAAGATTTTCTATCACCCTGAAAACTGATCCTTTCGCCGTGCTCGTTAATTTTATAATCCAATGTATGACCATCCACATTTAGAATGGTTAACTGGATGCTGTCATCTTTAGACAGACCAAACAGCCAAAGCACCATCCCGCCCTCAGTCTGATAAGTATCACTTATTACAGCACCGTAGTGGTCAATAATGGCTTTATAGGTGGCAGTAGACACGCCCCCACCTTGATATTCTTGTGAGACATAAGCTGATTCAACGTGGGGTAAACGTTGGCCTAAATCCACTGGTGGGGTGAGGTCGAAAGTCAAAACATAGCTTGCTATATGCTCACCTGAAAGTATCTCTTTGATATGAAGATGGGCCATATTACTACCATCATCTTCAAGTAATGCTTGAAAGAGGTCACCATTCGGGGTTTTAAATTCAGGGAGCCATAAAAAATGGCCGGGAGCTAAATGATTAACTTCCGGCCATTTTAATATTTTATCGTGTTCAGCAATTAAATTGGGTGACATGCAGATAGAGTTCCTTTCCTACTGAAGAACAAATCAACCGCTTTTTGTGAGAAATCGATAGAGGTATCCTGCAAATCATTCCAGAAAAAAGCTTGGTTAACTGGACGAGACTTACCGTTTTTCTCAATAACGATTTCAGATACTGGGCGTATTTGTTCATAGGCAGCGGCTTTTTCCCAGCCGGTACGAACGACCATTAATAGGGGACGTTCTTTACGATTCTTCATGCTTCTCACTTCAAAGCCACCCAAAACACCAGGTACGGTAAAATACCCAATACGCTCGGTTCTGTTAGCAATAGTATGTGGCGAATGTGTGATCATATTCAGGCCCCAAACAGTGAGAATTAAGTGGTTATAGTTTAAGCGCAAAGAGGCCTGACGTCCACCAGCTTCTACTGATATCTCATGGTGTCAGCACGTTATCTACCTTTGATTCATGGGTAAAATAGTTGTCTGGAAATGATGATTTTGATGGTTGAGTACATGATAAGAATGGCCGGAGGTTCCCGTGATTTGCATGTTTCTTTAGCTGCGCTGAGAGACACAAAATAATTTGGGGGTATTCTTGGGGGTATATGGAGAATTGAAAGAGGAAAATAATATTATTTAACAATGCGTTAGGTGTTTAATTTTACTCTGTAGGTGAATAAAAGGCGAGCAGTATTCGCCTTCGACTGAACATTATTGGGTGGCGACAGAGCGCGGGGAGGAAAACGTAATGCATGACTTACCTGGCTTCGTTACGTTTATTGTACTTGGCTGTATCTTCGAAATTGTTAGTCGGAGGGTTACTGAGTTCATTTTATGGCTATTCAGTCATATCAGTTTTACTCGGAATTAGTCGTTTTGTTGTATGACAGAATCAAGCGAATCGAATCAACCTGATAGGGATAGCGGGACTGTGGGCATCGTGGCAGTTGAATCATCAGGCGACATGACCGGCGCAAAATTACGCTTTGCATACAAATCAATTAGTTAAAAATTGAGAGCCACTTTCACACGGCTCTCTTGATAAAATTAATAACCCTTACGGATATTTATACGCACTGGAAGGTCAGACGAGCAACGCCATTAACGAGTAGATGAGTATCTATCTCAGTTTTCACTTCTTTCATGGCTTTATTTTGTGTCCTACAAAAATCTGACGCTTTTTTGCTGGCTGTGCCAATAGCACCTTTAGTTCGACCTGCTGCAGGGGCAGCCTCAACTTCTGTGAAGTAGTCGCCGTTATCTAGCTTTTTGATATCTGATTGATATGTCAAGCCTATGCCGTGAAGCTGTGTTTTGTCATTTTGTACTGAACATCCACTTAAAATGGCACTGAATATAACGGTTGCTGCAATGATTGAAATTTTCAAATGAAAAGGTTCCTTTACATGTTTAGTTAGTCTTTATTTTACAATAAGTGATTAAACAATAATTAAACCAATGATGACTTACTAATTGGCTATCTTTTTTCGCATTGAGAACTATATTTTTTTCAGGTTAAGGTCTCGGCTAATTGTAGTAATTCCGCAACGGGGGTCAGATGTTGACACTCCTAAACATGGACACCGTTAAGCTAACGGCGGATGCACTAATAATTAGATAGTACGACAATTCCCTATATTGGGCGTCACATTTTATGTGTTAAATATTATTATCAAGCAGCCTACGGGCGGTTTTTATATCTAGGTTATTGGCCCTATAAGCCGGTGGCTTTTCTTTTGGAGTAACCCCATGCCACCCAGAATACCGCGAGCCTGCCGTAAACATGGGTGCCGCAACACCACGATTCACAGTTCTGGTTATTGTCCTGAACATCATAATACCGGATGGGAGAACCACCAGCAGGGTAAGACCAGACATGAGCGTGGCTATGGTGCTAGCTGGGATAAGTTGAAGCCACTGATAAAGGCCAGAGACAAAGGGCTGTGCCAACAGTGCTTGCGTGAAGGTCTGGTGGTGTCAGGTACCACGGTTGACCACATTATACCCGCCAATGGCCCGGCAGTGAAGAGGCCGGACATCTTCAACCGCGAGTAAAAAAGGGCGATTCAGTGACCGTGCTGATCGGCACTGACCGGGTGATTACCGGTTATCCGGAGTAACCCTTTATGCATCGCATTGATACCCCCTCCGCTCAAATTGATAAATTTGGCGCGGGCAAGAACGGTTTTACCCGCGGCAACCCACAAACCGGCGTGCCAGCCACGGCTTTAGATGATGATTACTTTGATGCTGTGCAGGAAGAGTTGGCGGGCATTGCTGAGGCTGCCAGCATCACCCTGGATAAAATGAATCGCGCCCAGGTACTGGCTGCGCTGAAAAAGCTATTTTTGCAGTCGGGTAACAACCTGTCTGAGATTAAAAGTGCGGGGGCGACGGCGGTCGCGGCCACTCTCGTAAATCTTGGTTTAAAAGAAGCGGCCAAGCGGGATGTGGGAACGGGCGTTAATCAAATACCGGATATGAGCGCATTTAGCACAATAAAAGGTGAAAACGGGTCGTTTTATTTGCCGGGCGGGATAATTGTCAAGTGGGGGCAGGTTAATTCAACGGGGAAAGGCGGAGACTTAACACTCCCAACCCCGTTCCCTACTGCGTTATGTGCAGTGCTGATGTGTCATGCCTCAGCGAGTGATTTAAGTTCTTTTTACGCAGGTGTCGGAGGGGGCACTCGCTATGGGTTTAGATTCAGTACAGCGCCCAATACGACCACGGGTACTTCATTTTATTATATGGCGATAGGATATTAATATGAAATGGTGGAGTGCTAAAAACAATTCATTTTTTGATACAGACCAGCTTGAGCGATATGTGTCGGCGGGCTGGGATTTATCAGATGTGACTGAAATCCCTGATAGTCTCTTTCATGAGTACACCGTATTTCCGCTGGGTAAGTGCAGGGTTGTTGTTGTTGGGATGCCTGCATGGGCGGATATCTCACCGCCACTACTCACCGCCAATGAACTGGCCGCCACGGCGCGCAGTTATCGTGATGCTTTTATTACTGCCACCGATCCAATGATGGTCAGTGACTACTGCATCGGTGATACCCCGCTAACCAAGGTGCAGCGCACCGAGTTAACCACCACCCGCGCCGCCTACCGTGCATGGCCGACAGTGGAAAACTGGCCGTTGATTGAATTGCCCGAACTGCCGCAATGGTTGTTAGTGGAGGCGGTCAATCAGGGTTATCGTGTCCCTGTCTGGCCAGCGGAATTCTAAAATACAAAGTCGGGTTTAATGGCCCGGTTATTTAAAGTTGGTTAGAAATATCAGATATCACTATTTGCAATTACCAATCTTTTATTTCTGCTTCGTTACTGTAAATTTATCACTGCATTTTTGTACAGCCCAAAAGAGTATAGCGCCACCGATGATGGATCCGATAGCGACTAGCCAGGCAGTTATCCCTTCATAGAAGGCATAAGCAATCATAAGCCCTATAGCCATTAAGAACGTCATGATAACGCCAATCATATCGAAGATAAGACGCAAAAAACCATTAATAACTTTTGATTTCATCTGCAAAATTCCTTAAAGCCATAGGGTTATTTTTTGCTATTTTACTAAGTTGAATAAAACGCTCGAATGGTTTTTCAAAAAGAAAGAACAACATATCGTAGTCATCTGATTTTAGTTTATTAAAAAGTGATGGATTTGCTCGGGCTAATGTTCGCGATGCTTCACTTGCTCGAGAAGCAATCCCTTGTAGCATTACTATGGAAACCATAGCTGTGGTGCCAAGTCTAAAACTAAGTGTTACCACTGAACTGGCCGCTAAGCCACTAACGACTCTCCCACTGATGTAACCTGATATCATTGTTTGCGCAGCCATACGAGTGATTTTACCCGTTGCACCATAGATAAGTTCTTGGTGTAACTGTTGAATGGTTTCATCCGGCAAACGGCTGAGGGTATCATTAATGATGATATCTGCTATTTTAGCTATAATAAATCGATCACGAACTAGATTACTGAAGGCATTTAGAAAACGCTTATCATCAGACATATTGCGCTGCTGATAATATCGTCCGCCATCTGAAAGATTCAAATCTTGAAAAGTTCGCTCGACCCCTAAATATAAATCCATAGGGATTGACTTGATTCCCTCAGCCATAGCTTTAATAAATCTTGATGTCTCCAT